CCTATAATCCCCCTAACTCCCCCCCTCAAACAAATAAATTGTTTGAGGCCCCCATGCCAAAATGGTGAGACAACTGCGACAACCAGAAACGACAACCAGATGTTTCGCAAAGGTTCTTTCCCCCTACAACCCTCTATCTCCAAAAGCTATACCGTTAGCCAGCAGAGCAGACCGTGGGAGAGAACTGGCGTGAGGTTCAAACTAGTGGATAGTCTACGACTATTTCACATGGAGAATTGACTTCATTTTGCAGTCGGTTCTATATGTATAAATGTTGCATTTACTATTCCTAGTAGAATACTATGGATTAGGTAAGATACCATAGTGTATTACTGGGAATTAAATCGAGCAGGAACAGACCAAATCGGATGGTACGACTATTTTAGCAGAATAATCCCTAGATAGTTACTAGGATATATAAGCGTATATTATAATAAGTACGGTTGATATACGAATTTGGTATGGCTAGGCGAGAATAAAATTGATAGGTGTCTTGACACATATTGATTTTGGAATGGTCTGATGACTTAGCGACTATCGCACCTCTCTTTCTCTAAAAGGCGAACGACTATTTCTCACAAAAAACACACGACTATTTGACGATGATTCGCAAGAAAACGCTACGACTATTACTCTGCGACTATCAGCGGACAGTTCGTTACTATACTATATATAGGACTTTCAAACGGTGGTCGTCTGACGACTTTACGACTATTCCACGACTATTTTATTGGAGAAACTACGACTATTTCAGCCGGAACGCTGCGACTATTGCTGACCTCTATTGGCTATCGGGCGAAAGCCCGAAAAGGGATACGGCGGTAGCCGCCAATGGTTCCGCTCCGCCAGCCGCGCCCCTGCTGCTGGGCTGCCCCGCCGGGCTGGCATGGTTTGCGATATGCCGCACCGTTGCGCCCTTATATACCTTATTATAATAGGGCGGCTGTGTTGACCTGTACAGCGTCCGGCGTGGCGGTGGTATCTGGGCATCGGTGGAGGTGCTGCGCTTGACGGTATGCCCTCCAACGTGGTGCAGGCGGTATATAGGCGGCTTGTGTGGCTGCTGTATTGTGTGCGCTGAAATAGGGCAAATCGACGGAAAAACCCCTGTAAAGTCCTGTAAACGGTTTTGCTGTTGAGGCGGTATAATTGCATTGACGGCACAAAGGCCACTGTAAATGTTTGTATGGGGTTGTATTGCAGTAGGGCAAAATAAAAGCCCTGCACCGTGTCGGATGCAAGGCAAAAGAAAAGCCCCGCCATTGTGGGCGGGGTGGAAGTGTTGTATTATTGCTCTGTATACATATCAATTATATTGAGCGCAATTTGCAAGCCGTCCATAATGTGTTGCTCATATTGATACATATATGAGCCGTCTGCGTGCTTGCTCTTGTCTTGCAGCGCTTTATATACGCGCTGGCTGTGCAAATCCAACTGTCTGTTGATGGATGACTTGATGTTGTTAATAGTGCTATCCATAATATACCTCCTGCCGTTACACGGCCTTAACTGTGATTAGATTATATCACACTGCAAGCCCCATTAGGTGGACTTGCAAAAATATTTTTGCCCTTTTGGGTAATGGGGCGGGGTTGCTTTACGGTGCAGCCCCGCTAAAGTGTCCGATCTGGTCATTTGCTCGCTTTAAACAACGCCGAAAAAAACCAGAAGAAAAACAGAAGTGCGGATAATATCACAGCTTGCACCCCCTTATACCACGCTAAAACGCTTGTAGGTGGTTTTGCTGCTGCACTCTGCGTATACATCCGGGTGCAGCGTCTTCAAAAGCTTGCTATCAAGCCGGACGCTCTGAACGTCCTTATAAATGGCTTTTGCGGTGCCTTGCGCCATCTCCGGCGCACCCTGCATCATGGCGATAATGTCCGCCTTGATGCTTTCGTTCATTGCTTCCAGCTCTTCCAAAAGTCGCTTGTTTTCGCGGTATTCGTTCACTTTTTCCTCGAATAACGTCATTTTTTAGCCCTCCTTATTAGCTATTGAGAAATGCAATCATAACCAGCGCGCCGGAGATCATGCCGCAAACGTACCAGAGGGCAGCCCACTGGGAAAAGTCGAGTGCAATCATGTTGTAAACCCTCCATTAGTCAAACTCCGGCATTGCCAGAATGATTTTTTTGCAACGCTCAACGCTCAAGCGGTACGGCTTGGAGCGGATCAGGTTGTCTGCTACAATCTGAGTGTATACCATCAATGGCAGCTCAAACAGCCCGGCGCATTTCGGATACAGGCGCACCGCCTGGTTTCTGATTTCGGCGTTTAATTCGTCCGATCTAGTCATTTTATTGTTCCTCCAAAATCAGCTCCCGGAGTGTTTCAATGCCGGGGACACAATCGTTACACATCATAATATATACGTTTTCCATGCCATTAACGGTGATTTTAATTGCGGCAGCGTTTCCGCTGCGCTTTGCTGCCAGATACTCGTTGATTGCGTTTTCCACAATCTGCACTCTGTCCTTCCTTGTCATGGTTTATACCTCCGTGTAACCGTCTGCAATGGCCTGCGCCTTTAGCGTGTCCATATCCCGCTTGGAGACGGTGGGAACGTCCTTAGATACCCAGCCGTCAGGGACGCGGGAAAAAGTCTTTGCGTTTGTGTCGATGCACAGATAATGCGCCATTCCGTATGCGGTGTTCTTGGTTCTGAATTCTAGTTTCATGGTTTTTGTCCTCCTGTTTTGTGGTGGTGTGGTGGTGTACATCCTCTGTACATTTACTATTATACACGATTAAACGTACAAGTCAATAGTATATTCAAGATTAAACGTACAAGCATATAAAAACGTTGCGCACGCAACATACAAGCACTGCACACCTCAGCGCTTGCCGCCGTCCAGATCTGTCCGGCATGGTCTGCCTTGCATCTGGCACGGCCTGTGCTGCTGCTTGTGCTGTGCAGCCGTTCCGGGTGCGCTGGGGCTGGGGTCTCCACCGGCGGGGTATATGGGAAGAGCCGGGGGTGGGGTGGTCGCCCCCTCTCGTAGAAAAAATTCAAAAAAGGCGTTTCTCCTTCCTACCCACCCCCTTTTTTCTGCGCAAAACACCCCACCTCCCCATTGTCAATCTCAAAAATTCCGCGCAAAAACAAAAAGACCCCTACAAAGGGTCTGTGTTCTGTGCTATACTTGCCTTACAAGCCTTGAAAGGGAGGAATCTGTAATGAACCAAAAGAATGACAAGAACAAAGAAAAGAGAGAAAAGAACGAAAAGATTGCCGCTTCAATATGGGGCATTATTATCGGCGCTGCTCTTTTGGTTTTTGGTGTGTATCTTATGGCACATGGTATTTCAAGCGTTATATAAAATTTTGGCCAAAGAAAGGAAGAATCAAAAATGAGAAAGCAAATCATTGCGGCGGCTCTAGCAGCGGCTATGATGCTTGCTATGCCTATTAGCGCAATGGCAACGACGAAACCCGATGAATGGTCTGCTCCCGTTGAGCTGGAAGAAACTAACGCAACGCAAGTTCAGCCAATAAACATTAAGGAATCCCATAGTCACCTTGAAACCAAATACGAGTACGGTAAAACGAGATACTATGTGTTCTACGCTGTATTGGTTGAGAATCCGAACACCGATTGGGCGGTCGATTTTGTTTCGCTGAATGTCACGGTATACGGCGAAGATGGCTCCGTCTTAAAAACCGATTCTGAAACGCTGGACTGGGTTGGTGAGGGTGATTCTTATTGGTATGGCGATTATATCGCTTTTGATTCCGATGGTGTTAAGCCGACAAGAGTTGAATATACGACAAGCGCAGAGAACTGGAACGTTCACGAAGCAAGCCCTGCCAATCAGATTGTTCGTGCTGGAGAACTTGCTGTTACAAACGTTTCCAAGCGTGGTTCCGGCTATGATTTGCGATTCACTGGACAGGTTACGAACAACAGCCAGTTTACAAGCAATGCAGTCAAGGTCGTTGTCCTTTACAAAATGAAAGACACCGAAGGCAATGAAGTTCCTGTTGGCGGTGAGTATACTTACATCATGGACAGCCTTGCTTCGGGCCAAACAGCATCGTTTGAGCTTCATCCATTGAGTGGATTTACTGGTTATAGCTCTTATGAAGTGGTTGCCATTCAAGATTAACGCATAACACAAAAAGCCAGCGGCTAGATGTTCTCTAACCACTGGCTTTTCTATTGGACTATTTCACGGAGAACAAAAATGTTCACCGTGTGAGTTTTTCGGATTTTTCAGAAAAACCTCAATTATCCGTTTCTACGAATGCTTGCATAGAGCAAACGGAACGTCTCACGGCCTTTCGGCGTTACTCTGGTCTGTACGCCACCGTGCTTGTTCTTCTGGTTGCAGTATTCCTTTACCGCAAACAGACCGTCACCCTTGCCCGCTTTTGGCAGGATGCCCTTGCTCTTGTCACGGTAGATGTAACCGTCAGAAATAAGCATCTTGATGAACAAGCGTTCAGGAATGCGCAGTTCCTTTGCGGTAGAGCGGAAGTTGGTAGACACGTTCCACGCCACGAGGTCGTCGAAGTAGTCTGCTTTAGGCCGCATCTCTTCGTTCTTCTCGCAGAGCTGCTTGTTCTGCATCTGTAATGCTGCACTCTTTTCCTTTTCGGCCTTCATGTTCTGAATCAGCCCGATTACGAAGTCCGGGTTGGCAATAGCCGTCTCTAACAGGTTGTCGGTCATGTACATCCCATGCTTGCGGATGGACGGTAGAACTTCGTGAGTGACCCAGTGCTTAAACCGCTGTGCGCTTTCCAGCTTGCTGCTGAAAATCAAACTGTACAAGCCGGATTCGTTGATGATGATGATAGGCTGCTTGCCACCGGGGGTGTCCATTTCGTTCACCCCTCTGTCCTGCTCATCAACGTGGTCACGGATGGCTTTCTGCGGGTTATTGTAGCCTAAAGCCACCGCAATGTCCTTGCCAACAAACCAAGGGTCATCGTCAATGAGCATGACGCGGATTTCGCCAAACTCGGTGTTGTTGAAGATTTTGATGTTCTCAGACAAAGAAAGTTGCATTAAAAAGCTCCTTTTCACTTGTGAGAGAAGCAATTTTCTGCTATAATAACGGCGAGAGAATGCTTCTCTCAGGGTTTATATGATACGTTCGCTGCTGTCGGCAAACTTTAGCGAGCGTATCATTTTTCGTTTTCATCGGGCAGCGGATGGTTTTGCAGATACTCGGCAGCGGCCTTACGCATGAACTGGCTACGGCTAATGTCCAGTGTCAGGCAGTAGTTATCCACCTTTTCCAGCGTTGCCGTGTCCATGTTCACATTGGCCTGTTTGCCATTGCGGTGCTTGGTTAAAGTCATGTTCGCTCACCTCCTTTCTGTGTGATAATATTATACCACTTTTTTTGTGAAGTAAATAATTTCAAACGATTTTACGATGTAATTTATAATACATACGAATTGCCGAAATTATGTTACTTTTCTTTAAGTCCCGCTTCGTACCCTGCCCGGTAGTTCAGTTCGGACAGCTTGCCTAGCGCTTCTGCGTACTCCCTGTCCTCGCTGGTCGGCTCTTTGCCGTGTACGAGGGTTTTCAGAAATTCTTCGGTTGTCGTGGGAAAGTTCATGTTTTTTGCTCCTAACTCTTGCGGAGAGCAGCCCTTTTTGGTATAATAGATTCCGAAAAGGGAGACTGCCCCCTTGGTGGTTGCAGGTTCTCGTTTCGTGATGTGGATAAGCTATCAGCGTTGCCGTCCAAAGTTCCGCTGGTAGCTTATTTTTTTTTTTATGCCTTGATGTTCTCAACGTAAGATGCTACCCACTCGATACCCATGCGGATAACATCGACCTTTGAGATGTCCAATGCCTTTGCGCTGCTCTCCATGCTTGCGATCTGGTTCTCAGTGAGCCGGGTGCTTATCATGCGCAGCTTATCACGTTCCGAGGTTCCTGCTCGTCTTGCCAAGCCTATCACCTCGCTTTCGCTGGAACAAGTATAAAGCGTGAAAATATGCTTGTCAAGACCCGAAGTTTTACGGAAATGAAGTTCGACAGAATTACTCCTTATTATAGAAAATTTTCCACCTGATTGTGATTAACTAAGTAAACAACCTTATACTACTCTAGTATGTATAAATACATACTAGAGTATATTTATATATAATATAAGCGCAAGCAAAGAAAGTCCAGAAATATCTTGACATCCAGAAATATCTTGATATAATAGAATCAAGAAAGGATGGCGAAGAAAAATGACGGCAAGTGAAGCGATAAAGGAAATTTTGAAATTGAAGGAATTGAACCAAGCGAAGTTAAGTGATATGCTTGACATTCCGCTTAAAACCTTGAATGAACGTCTAAGGCACAAAAACATTAGTGTCAACAAGCTGGATGAAACACTAAGGGTTATGGGATACAAGATTATGGTAGTCCCTCGTGAGACAAAAGTCGAAAATGGGTTTGACATCAAGTGATGGGTGAAAAAAATGCGTTACTTCTTAGCTAGAGTGTCTAGTAAGGAGCAAAGCCTTGCAAGACAGCTTAAAATCGCACGAGATCGGTTCGACATCCCGGACGAGAATGTATTTTGTGATAAAATGACAGGTAGCAGCTTTGACCGTCCGCAGTATAAACGATTGAAAGAGACTGTCAAGGCTGGGGATGAGGTCATTGTTAAGGAATTTGACCGATTCGGGCGTGACAAAGACGAGATGAAGCGAGAACTTCAGTGGTTCAAAGAAAAAGGCGTGATTGTTCGCATCCTTGACATTCCAACTACGCTGATTGACTTCCAAGATCAAACATGGGTGCTGGAAATGGTGAACAATATCCTTATTGAAGTTTTGGGCGCAGTAGCTGAACAGGAGCGCAAGAAAACCAAGCAGCGTCAGGCAGAGGGTATAGCTGCTATGCCAATTGTTGACGGCAAGCGAGTGTCAGCCAGAACAGGCCGTAGCTTCGGCAGACAGGAAAAGCAAGTTGACGAGCAGCAGTTTGAAAGCCTATTAAAACAACAGAAAAAAGGCGAAATCACTGTAAAAGAGTGTTGCAAGCAGCTTGGTATTGGAAAATCTACTTGGTATGAGCGTGTCGAAAGACACGCAAATAAAAATAGCGGCAGCCCAACCACAAGCCACCGCTAAGAGTACACCAACTTCATCAAAACAGGAAAAAGAATGGTGCAACCACAGTATACCATTCTTTTCTCCAACAGGCAAGAGAAAAGGAGAACAACATGAAAAAGCAAAAACCGTTTTATTGGGATTTTATCAAAAAAGATGCAGATTTGACATTTCGTTCGGTTTTCGATTTTGTAAGCTGCAAAGATTTTACTTCCTTTATGCTGGAATGCCAATCTAAGAAATGCAATGTTTTGTTTTATGATGAAAACATATTTTTTGATTTCAAGAAAGAAGGCCCTTCCGAAACGTTTAAGCGGCAAATGAGAGTTGCTCTTCTTACATTTATTTTGGAAAGCATTCCCGCAATAGCAGAAGATTATCTTGCGTATTTTAAGAAATACGCTGGATGGAAGAGCGATAAAACGTTTACTCCTACCTTAATCGAAAAGAAGGAAAGACTTGACCGCGAAACGTGGCTTGATGAGCAAGCGAACATTATTTGACCCGCCAGACATGGTATCGGATTGCTGAACAGAACAGGTGACATTATTCGCAACCTAGTAAAACCGAATAAGAAAGGAAAAGCGACATGAAAACCGTAAAATTGTCAGAGCAGAGTTTGAAACTCATTGAAACGCTGTGCGATTACACCGACAAGCCTGATATTCTCAACGCCGTTGCAGACGCCTTGTACTACGATGCGGACGAGCTGAAACGCAGGCTCAACCAGCTTGCAGAAGAAGTCAAATAAACCGCACATTCTATCCGTTGAAACGAATTTTAGCAAATAATTTTCCGAAAACAAAATTATAAAACCGAATATTTGATTTTTGTGCAGTTGTAGGCACTCTTTACATTTTCAGGTAGGGGGTGCCTATTTTTTTATGCAGCCAAAGCAGTGTATCGCCATCATTGACAGCATCAAAGCGTATGCAAAGCAGAATCCGACAGAAGCACAGGTCTACGAGGACTGGTTTCAAGCGGTCGTGAATCTAAGAGATGCCCTGCCGCAAGACAAGCGATTCGATGCCTACAAATACTCTGGAGAACTGCGCTCTGTCTGTGCAGCCATGATGGGCAAAATGAAAACAGGCGAGGATGTGGCGAAAATCTATGACATTATCCGCCGGACGTACCTGTTTGAAGCGAAGGATGTGTTCGACAGCTATTGCATTTACCTTGAATGGAACCGTGCGCCGGAGAAGAAGTTTTATCAGCCGAGACGCAGGGTTCTGAAAGTGCTGGCGGACGACCTTGAGGACTTGTTTTATAAGCGGATTGACTTCTTGGGAGTTAGTCTACCCGCTCGCGTAGGTAAGCTTTTGAGTGATGATACGCCAATTCTTACGCGAAACGGTTGGAAAAATCACGGCGATTTACAAGTCGGTGATGAAGTTATCAGCCCAAAAGGTCAGTTTGTAAAAGTTCTGGCAGTATCTCCGAAGAATTATGCAAATATCCGCTGCCATTTCTCTGACGGCACATACATTGACTGCCATGAAAACCACGAGTGGCCGGTCTTTAACCGTCATAAGAACGGATTTGATGTGGTCGAAACTAAGCGGATGATGGAGGATTATGTTACCGATACAAAAGATGGCATAAGATTCTGTTATCAGGTTCCGTTCAAAAACTTCGTTGATGGAGAGTATAAGAAACTGCCCGTCGAGCCGTATACGTTGGGTGCTTGGCTTGGCGATGGTCGCAACCAACACCCGGACATTTGCGAACCGCCTTGTGATCGGGCGATTGTCGAGCGCGTCATTAACGATGGATACCCGGTTAGTTGGCATACGGTTCACAAGGACACTGGTGTTGAGTACTACGGATTCTCTGGCTTGCGACAGGCACTTCAAAAAGGCGATATGTGCCATAGTCACCGCCGCTGCGTGAAGCATATCCCAGAAGAATATTTTACAGCCAGCATTGCACAGCGCATGGAATTGCTTGCTGGTCTGCTCGATACAGACGGTACGTTACGGGCAAAAGAGCATCGGTACGCTTTTTCTACCACAGAGCCGCAAATGAGAGATGATTTTGTCACGCTGGTTTCTACCTTTGGATGGAGATGCAGCGTGGCTGAATATCCACCTCGTGTATCATCTAGTGGCATTAAAGGCAATCTGACAGTCTATTCCATCTCTTTTAATCCTACCTGTCCTATTCCCTGCGTTGTTCCTCGCAAGCAGTTAAAGAAGTTCTCCAAACCTCGTCGTGTGGCGTTTTGTGGGTTTGAGCGCATTGAATCGAAGCAGGGCAACTGCATTCAGGTTGAGGGTGGCGTGTACTGCGCTGGTAAGCGGCTGATTCCAACCCATAACAGTACCCTGTGCATCTTTTTCATCACATGGCTGATGGGCAACCGCCCGGACGTTGCATCGGTTATGAGCGGACATTCTGACAAGCTGACTAACGGCTTCTACGGCGAAGTGCTGTCTATCATCACTGACCCCGTTACCTATAACTGGGGCAAAATCTTCCCGGACGTTCAGCTTGTAGATAAGAGCGCAAAAGACGAAAGCGTTGACCTAAACCGCAAAAAGCGTTTTCCAACCCTAACGTGCCGCTCCATTGGCGGCACGTTGACTGGTGCTGTTGAAATTGGCGAAGGTGGCGTTCTGTACAGTGATGACTTGATCGAGGATTTGGAGGAAAGCCTGAACGTTGAACGTCTGAACAACAAGTACGATGCCTATCTGAACCAGCTAAAAGACCGTAAAAAGCAAGGCGCATTGGAGCTGATGGTCGGCACACGCTGGAACGTGCTTGACCCTCTAGGGCGCATCCAAAACCAGTACGCAGACAATCCAAAGTACAGATTCCGGGTGATTCCGGCTGTGGACGAGAACGGACACAGCAATTTCAATTATGACTACGGCGTGGGATTTGACGATGCCTACTATGCCGATATGAAAGCCAGCATTGATGATGCAACATGGTGGGCAAAGTACATGGGCAAGCCCTATGTGCGTGAAGGTCTGCTGTTCCCTGCTGATGAGCTGCGATACTTTAACGGCGTTCTGCCTGATGGTGAGCCCGATCGGAAGCTTATGGTCATGGATATTGCATGGGGTGGCGGTGACTTCACCGCCTGTCCTATCGCTTATGTGTACGGCGATGCTGTGTTCATCCCTGACCTTGTGTTCAATAACGGCGACAAGACCGTGACCAGACCGGAAGCCGTGGGCAAAATCATCCAGCACAAAATCAATGTGGTGCGCGGAGAAGCCAACAACGGCGGCGATGAATACTGTGACGTTGTAGACAGCCAGCTCCGGCAGCAGGGTTATCACTGCTCCGTTCGCAGCCAGCGTGCGCCCAGTGGTCAAAGCAAGCTGTCCAGAATCATCCAGTATGCGCCGGACATCAAACGGTTCTATTTCCTTGACGAGAAGCATCAGTCGAAAGAGTACAAGGCGTTCATGGAGCAGGTGACAATGTTCACGCAGCTTGGCAAAGTTCCGCACGATGATGCACCGGATAGTCTGGCACAGCTTGCCGATGAATTGTACAACGGAATCAGTAAAATTGAGCCTGTCAAGAGGCCGTTTTGATTAAAAACACAATATATTGTGTTCGCTGGGTCTATTTATTTGATTTCACCACTTGACAAGGCTTATAATGTACGCAGGAAGTTTTGCAGCTTCCCTTAAAGGAATAGCTTTCACGCGGGGTTTTGTCATTTTACTCGCGTGCGTGTCAACAAGCATATTCCTCCTTTCACCGGTGGAGGTTTTCTCACTCTTTCGCCTTCACCGGGCTTTATATGTTGCGTTTCCAATTGTAAGGGGAATGCCAGCCTGTCTCCCCCACGGCTGGCAAGCAACGGTTCGATTCCGTTACGCAGCACAACCAACTACCTAGCTTTGCATGGACTTATTCTCCAAAACCTCCACCGCTATTCCCGGCTCTCGATGCGATGTTTAGGCATGACATTGCAAAGAACAGCGGTTAACCAATCAAGCCGGGTTTCTATGTTGCATTAGCTCGGTCAGGCTAGAGCATCCGGCTCATAACCGGATCGTTGCAGGTTCGATTCCTGCACGCGGCATGATATGTTCCCGTAGCTCAATTGGTAGAGCACTGGTCTCCAAAACCAGAGGCTGCAGGCTCGGTCCCTGCCGGGAATGCCAGCTGCGTACCCTGTGAGGGGGCGGCGCATGACTAACAAGACATCACATCCACTTGGCGGGGTGCCCATTGTGGACACATTACGATATGCTGCCATAGCTTAGTGGGCTAGAGCGCTTTGCATCTGATACATGCAAGGTAACATTGGCGATACACACCACCCATGGCTCTGCGTTTAGCCAGCGCAGAAGTTAATGCGGTGTGGGCGTTGGTTCAAATCCAACTGGCAGCACCAAAATTGCAGCTGACCCGTTTACGTCTGTCCGACAACTGAATGTAAAGGCTGCAATGGTTTTTTTCGGGCGAAGAATAGCACGGCTGGAAGTGCGAACAGTTTCCCAGTAGCTTCTGACAGGTCTGTGCTCAACAGCCTGTTCCCAGAAATTCAACGAAAGGAGCACAGATGGTAGCAAAAGTCAGATGCAAGCGTCCTAAAAAAGACGCAAACGGCAATCCGTGTGATTGCGGACGTTATCTTGGCGAAGTAGAAGGCAAGTTCTCCCTTCTGTGCCCTCTTTGCCATTGGATTACAATTGGAGATTCCAACCTTCCGAAAGAAACATGGGTTTCCGTACCAAAGTTTAAGAACTGAATAGCTTTTGAAGCGCAGTTGTAAGCGCAGTGAGATAGACCTTAACAGGTTTGTCTTGCTGCGCTTTTTATTTTGCCGGAAAGGAGGAACACATGGCTGAGTATCAGATAGTCGTTGACGGCTTTTTGAATAATCCGCTGACCGGACGCAGACCGATTGAAACGCCGGAGACGGAAATCAATCGGGCAAACGTGCTGAAAGTGGTCATGGGCAAGGCGGAGCCTATTCATCTGCTGAACAAGAATGAGATTCGCTTCCTGCACAACTACTACTTGGGCAGTCAGCCTGTTCTCTTCCGCACGAAGGAATACCACGCTGAAATCACGAACCGCATTGTAGAGAACCATGCCAATGAGTGCGTGGGCTTCTACACAGGCTACATGAGCGGTACGCCGTGCTCTTATGTGCGGTCTGAAACGGCAACGGGTGACGGCGAGGAAATTGCCCGCCTGTCCAATGCCTTACAGTATGAGGGCAAGGACGCACTTGATCGGCGGCTCTGGCAGTGGATGTTGGAGTGCGGACAGGGATACCGCATTGTTCTTCCTGACAAAGGGTACAACGGCAACTACCCGGACGAAACGCCCCTGCTGGTGGATGTTCCAGACCCGGATATGGCGTATGTGATTTACAACTCCGGCATCGGACACAAGCCCATTGCCAACGTGCTACACATCCCACGCAATTATCAGAATGACTTGAACGACCTAATTTGCGTGTATACGCCGAACCAGTACTTTGAAATCGACAACGGCAAGGTTACAAAGTCGGAGAACCACTCCCTTGGAATGCTGCCGATGGTCGAATACAAGCTGAACCCGGAACGTATGGGTCTGTTTGAACCGGCTATTCCTGTGTTGGATGCCATCAACGACCTTGAAAGCAACCGTCTGGACGGTGTAGCGCAGTTCATTCAGTCCATCATGGTGTTTACCAACTGCCTTGTGGATAAGGATGCGCTCGATCAGGTCAAAGAACTGGGCGCAATGTGCCTGAAATCTACTTCCGGTCTGCCTGCGTCTGTTTCGCAGATTGCAAATGAGCTTGACCAGCAGCAGAGCCAGACCCTGCTTGATTCCATGCTGAACGTGTACCGAAGTCTGACTGCCATGCCTAGTGCTACTGGAAGCGAGAACGCAACGTCTGACAACGTGGGCGCAGTCATCGTCCGTAACGGCTGGAATCACACAGAAGCAAGAGCACAGCAGTACGAGAATATGTTCAAGTACGCTGAACGTCAGAGCTTGTCTGTGATGTTGAAAATCCTGCGTGACACGGCTGGTTCTAAGCTGATGGCAAGCGACATCAACATCAAACTTCCGCGCCGTCAGTACGATAACCAGCAAAGCAAGGTTCAGATTTTTGCGCAGATGCTTGGTCAGAGCATTGACCCGCAGTTGGCGTTCACTACGCCCGGTCTGTTCCCTGACCCGCAGGCTGCTTACGAAATGAGCAAACCGTTCTTGATTGCCGCTGGCAAGCTGGGCGAGGATGGGAAAGCACCGAAGCCGAGACAAGCAGTCTACCGATAGCAATAAAGAAACAGAGGGCGAATAACCCTTTGCATATTCCGGCAGGGAAGCCGGGATACAAATTTCGCAGCGTTGCAGGGAAGCAACGGTAAAAAAACGCAGGAGGAAATTAACGATATGAAACTCAATGTGTTGCTTGGTGATGCCTACAAAGAGGGCATGACCGCAGATGAAATCATTTCTGCGCTTGAAAAGGTTGCAGACCCTAGCGCAGAGGTTGAGAAGCTGCGCAACGCCGTGACGAAAGCCAACAGCGAAGCTGCTGAGTGCAAGAAGCAGCTCAAGGCAAAGCGCACCGATGACGAGAACGCCGCACAGGAACAGGCTGACAAGCTGGCGGAAATGCAGAAGCAGATTGAAGCCCTGACTGCCGACAAGGAGAACCTCGTCAAGGAAAAGACCCTTGCATCTTACCGTGAGAAGTTCGTTGCACAGGGTTATGACGCTGAACTTGCCAACAAGGCTGCGTCTGCACTGGCTGACGGTGACATGGACAAGGTATTTAAGTTCCAGTCGGAATTTATGACTGCCCACGACACCGCTTACAAGGCTTCTCTGCTGAAGGATATGCCCACACCTCCTGGTGCGGATGGCAAGGGCGGCTCTGACAGTGAGGGCGTGGCGTTTGCCAAGAGCCTTGCACAGCAGAACGCAAATGCTTCTAAGGCATCGAGTGACGCAATGAGTGCTTTCCATTAACAAGGAGGAAAACATGAAGTTTACCCGAAACACGGTCAACGGAATCAACGATACCATCCTTGCTTCCAATGACTACACTGCCATTCCCTTTACCGTGACCGAAACTGTTGCGGTTAAGGCTGGCTATCCCATGACACTGGCTGGCAAGAAAGCTGTTGCTGCTGGCGAGACTGGTTCTAAGACCATCAACGCTGACGGCATTCTGCTGTATGACGTTGACCCAGCAGAGAACCCCAATGCTTCCCTGCTGATTCGCGGTGTTATCGACACCAAAAAGGCGGCGGCAAGTTCCAGCTTCACCTTTGACGCTGACGCAATCAAGGCACTCAAGACCGCCGTTCCCGGCATCTTCTGCCGTGACAACATCAGCGTGAACGCTTAATAGGAGGTAAAACAACATGGCACTGAATCTTAAGGAAGTCTTTGCCCCGGCTGCGATTGCCGCCTATTGGACGAATGACCCCACCAATGCGATGCCCTTTGCATCTGACGCACTGTTCCCTGCAAAGAAGAAGGCTGGTCTCGACCTGAAGTGGCTGCGTGGCCACAAGGGCGTTGGCGTATCCCTGATGCCCAGCGCATTTGACGCAAAGGCTACGTTCCGCACTCGTGAGGGCTTCAAGTTCGATGAGACTGAGATGCCGTTCTTCCGTGAGGGCTACCATCTGGGCGAGAAAGACCGTCAGGAAATCCTGCGTGTTCTGGACAGCAACGACCCCTATGCTCGTGACGTGATGAACCGTCTGTACGATGACACCGCACAGCTTATCACTGGCGCGCGTATCGTTCCTGAGCGCATGATCTGGCAGTTGCTGGCTCCCACCAATGGCGTTCCCGGCATCACTATCAAGGCAAACGGCGTGAACTACACCTACAATTACGACCCGGACGGCACTTGGAAGTCCACCAACTATAAGGAAGTCTCCGTCGCAAAGTCTAAGTGGAACGTCGCCACCGCCACCCCCATTGCTGATCTGAACGCCGCAAAGGACGCTGTTCTGGCAAGCGTTGGTGAGGTCGTGACTGAGGTGTACATGAACACCGCCACCTTCCGCAACATGATTGCTGCGGACGAGGTGAAGAATCGGTTTATGACCGTCACCGCAAAGGCAAACGCCGTTCTGCTGGACGCTGAAGCACGGCAGATTGTCGAATCTGCAACCGGTCTGACCATCCATCTGTACGACAAGATGTTTAAGGCAGACCAGTACAGTGCAAGCGAGAAGTATCTGCCCGATGGCATGGTCGTGGTTGCTCCTTCTGGCGCTCTGGGCAGCACTTGGTACGGCACCACCCCTGAGGAAGCAGACCTACTGTCTGGTCAGTCTGGTGCATCCGTGTCCATCGTGAACACCGGCGTTGCCATCACCACTGAGCTGACCGTTCACCCGGTCAACGCTAACGTCTACGCTTCTGAAATCGTCCTGCCGTCCTTTGAGCGCATGGACGCTGTGTACTGCATCAAGGCTTACTAAGGCGAAAGGAGGAAAGTAGCATGGGAGACCAGTATTCCGAAGCGGCAGTCAAACTGGGGCAATACATTGCCCCCGCACTTGACCGTGAAATTACGGACAAGGACTACCCACTCTTCGACCTGCTGCTTGATTTCGCCAAAGACAAGATATTTGCACAGGGCTACCCCTTCGGCAACAGACCGGACGAGTTGCCCTCGCAGTATCAGTCGTTGCAGATACGCATTGCAGCGGAACTGTATAACCACATCGGCGCAAACGGACAGACGAGCTATACCAACAACGGCATTACTCGTGTGTGGGAAAGCTCTGATGTGGCGCAGTCCCTGCTGAACGAAGTGGTTCCGAGAGTAGGTGTTATCGGCTGATGTTCAATGGAAGCCCGCTGGATAAACGCCCGCTGTGGTATTCAAATCCTATCGGTGAGAAAGAACCTGTTGTGGACGAATGGGGAAACGAAACCGGAGAGACATCGCAGACGTGGAGTGACCCTGCAAAGCTGATGCTGAACGTCAGCCCGCCTACCGGTTCTGCGGAAGCAAGCCCTTTTGGAGCGTTCACGGATTACAGCTATGTGGTCAGTTCGTCCAGCAGAAAGCATAACACTCCACTTTATGAGGGTACGCACGTCTGGTTTCAGACGGACGTTTCAAAGCCCTTCAACTACATTGTGGTCAAAGTCGCAGAGCATATCACGGACACGTTGTATGCGCTGAAAGAGGTGGCTGCAAGTGAAAATTAAAGTGAGGTTGAGCGATGCCGGACTTCGTGATGCGGAACGTCAGATACAGGAGTACAAAACCACCCTGAACAAAAAGGCGCAAGAGTTTGCAAAGGCGCTAGCACAAAAAGGCATTGACGTTGCGACTGTGCGGTTTGCTAACGCACAGTATGCTGGCGACAATGACGTAACAGTTGAGCATGACCCTGTACAAACGCCAAATGGCTTTGCAATCGTAGCGCACGGAAAGGCAGTTGCGTTCATCGAGTTTGGCACTGGCGCACATCACAACGGATATGGCGGTGAGTTGCCGCCCGGTGTTGGTGCGCATGGCTCTTACGGCAAAGGGCAAGGCGCAAACCGCAGGTGGTACTACTACGGCGAATCTGGCAATGCTGGCACACCTGTCAAACAGGTGGATGGCAAAGGCCAGTTGAATTACACCGACGGCAACGAACCAGCTATGGCTATGTGGGGGGCTGTTGAAGAAATAGCTTCTCAAGTCGAAGCAACGTGGAGGGAGGTCTGGAATAGTTGATCGATTATTTCAATTCTATCTTCACGGCCGTTGCTAAGGAGCTGCGAAAGCAAGTGCCTGGCATCTTCGTTACTGGCGAAATTAATGACAGCAACGTCAAAAAGTTTCCGTGTGTGCAGATAGAAGAAAACAGTAATCTGCCTGTACACATCGATTCTGCCGGTCACAGCAAGTACGCTGCCGTTTCCCTGCGTGTGCGGGTCTACTCTAACAAGAGCACCGGACGCATTGCAGAAGCACGTTCCATTGTTGGAATCGTGGATTCTGTTCTTGAACCGCTTAAATTTTATCGCAAATCGTTTGCCCCGTTGAATGGGCTGTACAACAATTCCGTCTATCGGATTGATTGCAGCTATGGGGCAACAATCGGAGAGGACGGAATGATTTACCGAAACTAAGGAGGTAAACATTCTATGAGTACTGCTATCTCCGGTCTGAATACCACCCTGTATTGTGGCGACAGCGCAACCGCTCTGACGAAGCTGTGCGACATCAAGGATGTGCCCGACCTGATCTCTGAACCGAACCTTCTGGACGCAACCACTCTGTCTGACCCGATGCAGGTCAACATCTTCGGTATCATTCAGAGCGACACCAAGTCCTTCACCGCCAACTACAACAAGGATGACTACAAGAAAGTCAAGGAAGCTGGCTATGACGAGACTTCCGAAAGCAATGCCGTCAAGTACTACGCACTGAAAATGCAGGACGGCTCCGGCTTTTCTTGGCAGGGTATGCATCAGGTTGGCCTGTCTGGCTTTGGCGTTGACGAGGTCGTGGAAATGACCATCAACTGTATCTTTACCAAGAAGCCTGAGTTCAGCGAAACCCTGACTATCACTGGCGGCTAAACCAAAAAACAAATCAATCAATCAAACCGGGCAGAACTGAACAACGGATTTGGTTCTGCCCCTATTTATAAAGGAGAGCATTTATTATGGCTGCTAAGGTTATCAACTTTCATTCCCCCGATGGCAAGAACACTTACGAGCTGACCTTCACCCGTGACAGCGTTGAAGCTACCGAACGTGCAGGCTTTCAGATTGGTCAGTACACCCAGATGACTAATCTTCTGTCCAACTCCCGTGCCCTGTTCTACGGCGCTTTCATCGCGCGGAACAAGGGCATCAAGCGCAAGGTCGTGGACGAGATGTTCCAGCATATCGAGGATAAGGAAGACTTGATGGGCGTTCTGCTTGAGATGTTCATGGACGCTTCTAAGTCTCTGCTGGCAACTGACACTGAGGACAAGACCGCAAAAAACGCAACGTGGGAGATTGTGTAACCGCACAATCTCAGGAATCAGACGGAGAGGGAGAATCGTTCTCCTTCTCTAAGCTGTTCCACGATGTAGAAGCCTATTACATCTCCATCGGTATGACCTACGAGCAGTTCTGGCACGGCGATGTTTGGCTGGCTAAGGTATACCGTGATGCAGAGGAGCTGCGAGAACGCAGAGCCAATGCAGAAGCATGGAGAAACGGTTTTTACATAGCATCTGCGCTTTCCTCTACGGTTGGCAATATGTTCCGAAAGAAAGGGTCTAAGCCCATCAAGTACATGGATAGACCGATTCCCCTTACCCAAAAGGAGAAAGACGAGTATGAATACCAACGCGCAGTTGAGGCGCAGAAGCGAATCAAGAGAATGATGTTCTCTATGATGGAAAGTGATGGTGGTAGTGATGGCTGATGTTGATATTACAAGCTTATCCGTAGAAATCTCTGCGGAATCCAGCGGTGCGGAGCTTAATATCGACAAGCTCGCTACCGCCATTTCTAATTTGCGTACAAAGGGCAACGTCACGAAGGTTGTGAACAGCCTTGATAAGCTGGCTAGTTCCATTGCGACGCTGAAACAGGCATCCGCTGGAATGTCCGGGCTGGACAAAATCACAAGCTTTTTGAATGGAATTTCCAATGTCAACACGACTGCAAGCACAAAGAGCATCAACACGGTCGTAAATGCAATCAAGAAGATTCCTACGGCAGTCTCCGGCTTGAACGGCGTGGACTTCTACTCCATGTCTGGAAGCATTACTCAGCTCACCAACGCTTTGGCTCCGCTGTCTATTTTGGACGCATCAAACCTTAAAGCTCTTGGCAGCGCTTTCAATGCGATCGGGAAGGTTCCTGACCTGACCGACAAGCTGAAAGCCACCGACCTCGATTCTTTTGCAAGTTCTTGCCAGAAGATTTCCGTCGCCCTTACTCCCCTTGCATCTCAGCTCGACAAGGTGGGCAATGCTTTTGCAAAGCTCCCTCCGCAGTTGAGTAAGGTGGTCACACAGGCGAACCGCGTGACCGCAGCCAATGAAAAGCAGCGTAAGAGCTATCTCAGTCTGTCCAATCAGATGAACGGCTTTATGCGAAACATGGCAAAGCTGGTTTCGTTGAAAGCTATCGCTGAGTATCTTGGCAACGCTGTTGCAAAGTTCAATGACTTCTACGAAGCGGCTAATATGTTTGGCGTATCGATGGGTGACATGACAAACGAAGCAAGCGGTTTCATTGACAAGATGGAACAATTGCTTGGAATCGACCCGTCAGAAGCCATGAACGCTATGGCGAACATTTATAGCATGACAAAGAGTTTCGGACTTGCAAAAGAGCAAGCATATACTTTGTCTAAAAGCCTTACCCAGTTAGGCTATGACCTTTCTTCGCTGAAAAATATTCCTATTTCGCAAGCGTTTACAAAGATTCGTTCGGCTATGGCTGGCGAACTTGAGCCAATGCTTCAGCTTGGCGTTGATATTTCTCAAGCGAGACTTCAGCAAGAACTTCTTGCGCTTGGCTTTAATAAACAGGTTTCCACGCTTTCTCAGGCAGATAAAGCTACCTTGAGATACATTGCAATTTTGAAGCAGACCACCGATGCACAAGGCGATTTTGCTCGGACACTCTCTAGTCCTGCGAATATGATTCGCGTTCTGAAAGCACAGTTGTCTGGCCTTGCGCGAGATATCGGTTCTTTGCTTTACCCTGCTTTGAAATCCATTCTTCCCCCTCTGATTGCGTCAGTTGAACTTATCCGGGAGTTCGTTCAGTGGGTGGCAAAGCTGATGGGTGTAAAAGTCGTGCTCACCGACTTCGCCAAAAGTGCTGACAGTGTTGGTGGCATCGGTGACGCAATGGATGATACAGCCGATTCGACAAAGAAAGCTGCAAAAGCCCTCAAGGACTACACGATGGGTTTTGATGAGCTGAACATCATTGACCCCACACAGGGAAGTTCTGGCTCTGGTAGTGGTGCATCTGCTGGCAACATCTTGGGCGACGTAGACCTGTCCGGCTACGATATGTTCAAGAACTATGTTGGCACATCTATTGATGAGATGAAGCAGAAAATCAAAAGTATGCTTCCTCTTATAGCGACTGTGGCAACCGCTCTTGCTGCTTGGAAGCTCACAAATCTTATTACGGATATTGTAGACGCTATCTCCAAAATGAATGCACTGAAATCCATTGTTTTGGGGCTTGGTGTTTTTACAGTGGGCATTGTCCTTGAGATTACGGGCATTAAAGACGCGATTGAAAATGGCGTAAATGGAAAGAATTTCGCTGAAATTGTTCTTGGTGCTTTGATTGGAACTACAGGCGCAGCCATTCTCGGTAAAGGAATTGCTCGGTTTATTGTGACCGGCTTTGGCAATACCGCTGTTGGAGCGGCCATTAAAGCGGCTGGTGGCTCTACCGCTGGCGCAATTATCGGCGCAGCCGTTGGTGGAATTGTAACTGGCATTCCCATGTTCGTGACTGGCGTTTATGACGCTGTCAAGAATGGTCTGAATAAATTGAATGGCGTTTTAATTCCTCTTGGCTCTACTATGACTGGTGCTGGCATTGGTGCAATTATCGGCTCTCTTGGCGGCCCAATCGGTACGGGTATCGGCGCTTTGATCGGCCTGATTGTTGGTGCAATGACAGACGTTGGAATTGCCATCTATCAAAATTGGGATAAAATCACTTCTCAACTTGATAAAGTAAGCGCCGAATTTAAACAGTGGTTCGTTGGTGTCGGCGAGTGGTGGAATGAAAAGTGGGAAGGCTTTAAGACCAATTTTCAGACCGCGTGGGAAAGCCTTCCCGGGTTTGTTCAGCATCCAATTCAGGCGCTTGACCAAGCGAGTGCAGGCTTGAAGCAGTGGTTTGTAGGTGTTGGCGAGTGGTGGAACCAGAAGTGGGCCGGTTTCAAAGAAAACTGGGACAAAGCTTGGAACAGTTTGGTTGATACAGTTAAAAATCTCCCCGCAAAATTTCTGGACTATGGCAAAAACATCGTACAGGGTTTGATTAACGGTATCAATCAAGGCATCGAAAATGCTAAGAAAACCGTTGGGGGCCTTGCAAAAGCTATCATTGACAAGTTCACCACTGAGACTGATATCCACTCCCCTTCCAAAGTTTTTGAACAGTTCGGTATCTACATCGACCAAGGCCTTGCAAACGGCATTGCTGCGGCTGTCCCCTACGTCACCGCTGCTATGCAGGGCGTTGTAAACGCTGTGCAGGAGAAGGGACAAGCATTGATTGATGCTGGCTCTACTCAGGCTACCAACTACGTTACCGGGTTCTTGAACGGTCTCGATACCCAGTGGCAGCAGATTGACCAGAGTTTACAATCTGATTTCTTTGGCAGCATTGGCACTCTGCGGGATGCAATTTCTAACGGAGACCTTGAAAAGCTGGGCACATGGGCCGCTTCCTATTTCTATCATGCAATGGATGATGAGCAGCGAAAGCAAATCAAGTCCATTGCCAATAACAGCTTGCAGTGGCTGACGCAGGGCTTGAGCAGTGTTTGGAACAACATTGCCGGTATGGCTTCTAGCTTTATCAGTCAGTTCGTTCCTTCTGCTATGGCTGCAACGTCTGCTCAGACGAGTTTGAACATTGCAATGGATGCAAACCCTGTTATGCTGGTTATTTCCCTGATTGGTATGCTGGTTGGTGCTCTTGTCAATTTTGCCAATAAGAACAAGAGCATTGCTTCGTTCCTGTCTAATCTTTGGTATGGAATCGGAGATTTCTTCTCGATTGTCTTTGAAGGGATTCTCCGCGTTCTCGGAACGGCAATTCAAGGCATTGTTGCTGGAATAAATGCTTTAATTGACGTACGCAATTTCTTTAATCCCTTTGATAAATGGGGGCATATCAGCAACCCTCTTTATGATTGGGCTGACAATGTTGCGAGTAGTCGCGCGGAAAGCCAGCGCAAACGTCAAGAAGCGGCCAATAGTGGCTTTGACGATTCCAAAGACCCAACTAACTACGAACAGCAGTACAAGGAACTTCTGGAAAAATACAAAAATGGTTCTTATCCTGGCACAAAAGAGTGGGATAAAAACAATGGTACATCCTCCGGTTCTTATGGCGACAGCACCACTGTAACGGTTGATTTCAACGAAGAGGAAATGCGCGAATCTGTCTACAATGGCACTTACAACGCATTCCTCGATATCTTCCAGCGGTATGGTAACGAGCTGACCGGTGGCAAGGAACTCAAAATTTACCTTGACGGAAAGCAGATTACAGCATCCGTTGAGAAGCGGCAGAACGCCCGTGGACAGTCTTTGATGGGCAGTGAAGTTTACAGCTACTAAGGAGGTGGCGGTTTATGGCGATTCCAGCACTGGTAACGGTAAACGGCGTAGAGCTGCCAGAGCCAAGCTCCTATGAAGCGACAACTAGTACCATTGTAGATTCTGGACGAAACGTTCAAGGCAAAGTAGTCGGCTCTGTTGTGCGGCATGATGTAGCAAAGGTGTCCCTGAAGTGGAACTACCTCACCGCACAGCAGTGGGCCGCTATCCTCAGCCTGTTCACGACACGATTTTACTGCACTGTTCGCTTTTATAATCAGGCAAAGGCCGGGTATGATACGCGGCAGATGTACGTTTCAGACCGCACATCTGGTATGTGGCGGCGTGGGCCGAAAACCGGCAATGTGATGGGCTGGACGGATTGCTCGATTGCGCTTGTGGAGGTGTAGCCTATGGTACAACCTTCTCAGAAGTGGGTTGAAAAGTTCTCCGAAACGCTTGTACCGGAGATGTTTGTACGCATCACCTATGGCGTTACGGAACCGGGTCTGCAAGAAGATGCAATTCCTAGCACAAACGGCGAAACATTCTTCAGCAATGTATCCTCTATTGTTGACAGTAAATTGCAGACTTACACAAAATATTCTACTGGTGAATTGAATTTCACTGTTTTGGACGGCAATTATACCTTGCTAGACAAAAACGTGGAATCGCAAGAAGCTGGTTATGTTAGTGAAAATTGTGTTTCTATTTCAAACCACCCAATCATTACGCTCTCGTTCAGCAAAGTTCATACCGTGACGATTCCTGGCATTACCATTACATGGTCGTCAACGTTCAATGAATGGCCGACAAGTTTCAAGCTGACTGCTTATTCTGGAAGCACAGTTGTATCTACCAAAACGGTGTCGGACAATTCTTCTATCACCACTGACATTGACTTTGAAATTGCAAATTACGATTCCATTTCCATTCAAATCCTGTCGTGGTGTTTGGAAAATCGGCGTGCACGAGTTGAGCAGGTGAAGCTTGGCCAATTCATTGTGTTTGAGAAGAAAGACATCTTTTCGTATAAGCATGATTCCGCAAGAGACCCGATCAGCGGGCAACTTCCGAATGACAGCATTACTTTTACGGTGGATAACAGCACACAGAAGTGGAATCCAATAAACCCGGAAGGTCTTTACAAATACTTATACGAGCGTCAGCCTATCTCTGTGGAGTACGGCATGGACTTAGACGGAACGGTAGAATGGATTACAGGCGGCAAGTTCTTCTTGTCTGAGTGGAATGTTCCATCTAATAGTATCGAAGCCAGCTTTACCGCCCGTGATGCTTTTGGCTATCTTATGGTTTCCAACTACACAGGAAGAATGTACGGCACTCTTTATGAGATGGCCTACGATGCGCTGGAGCTTTTGAGCGATAACGTGGCAACGTTTCAGATTTCCGATGAACTGAAACAATATAGCACGGATATCACAAAGCAGGATAAAGGCAACTATAAGGATTCTGATATTTTACAGATGGTTGCCAACGCAGCTGGCATGGCAATGTATCAAACCAGAGAAGGCGTAATCGTAATCGGTCGCATTCCTGATATCTCTACTGCAAAAGCAAACATTGCCGGTGAAATTGATATTGTCAACAACTTCAGCTGGCCTGAAATTGCATTTTCTTCACCTTTGAAAAATGTAACCTGTTCGATTGATGTGAAATCTTCCGATGGCTCGAGCACTACAAGCAAAACGTATTCTTACCCAGAAAACCCGGCAGGAGGTGGAGCAACGCAGACTGTCAACAATGAAATGCTGTCTCAAAGCATTCTCGACCAAAGCAGGAATATTTTGACAGAAGCGTACAAAGTGCTTTCCAACCGCCGCAAGGTCACATTGGAATATCGTGCAAGCCCGCACTTTGATGCGCTGGATTACGTCCTTGTTCATCACCAGTTCGGCTATTCCTCTGTACTGCTGACTACAAGTTTTTCTTATCAGTATTCCGGCTGTTTTCACGGGACGGTCGAAGGATATCTCTTGGAAGGAGCTGATGTTCGTTGACCCGGTGGATTACAGACAGAACCGATGATGATGTTGCGCAAGTCAAGGTGCTTGCATCGAAAGCAAAGGCAGGAACGTGGACAGAGGAAGAACAGGCAGAGTGGGCTTCCGGCATGAAGGGCGCTCTAAGCTATATGGACTACAACCGCATTGAAAACGGTATCCAAGAGATTGCGTCCATCCTGAATGCATCTGTTTCAGTCAAAACCGACTGGGATGTAAACGGGTTCCTGACTGTCGCAGATGCTTCCCGGTGGCTTTCCAACATCAAAGTTATTCGTTCTTTGTGCAGTGGCAAAAACGATACTCCCGAAACTCCTGCTTCCCTCAATTATCTGCATTATACGATTATCAATCAGGTTGAAGAAATTCTGCTTGATATTGAAACGATAGCCAACAACCATCTAATCTACTGCTCAGAGCCGGTCTGTGGAGGTGAACCTTACTATGCACTTTGTTGACCGAGAAGCGAAGTATCCAAACCGATGGACAATGACTAAACCGGACGGCTTGTCAGAAGTCATCACCCTTGTTCGCAATGACGAGCCTATCGTTGAAGGCACTCCTATGAATGCCGAAACGTTGAACACTCTTTCAGATGTTGCAGGCGCAGACATTGCAAGAATTGCTGCCGAAAAAGCAGAACTGAACGCGAAACGGTCTGAAATAAACGCCGAAACATCTGCGCAAGAATCGCAGAAGCAAGCCGAAAAGTCTGCTGAAAGCGCCCGTCTGGCAGAACAGAGCGCAAATAAAGGTGGCTGGATGGATTTCGAGCAGAAGAACGGCATTCTTTATATGGTTAAAAGCGATAGCTTGACCGAAATAAATATGCAAGACAATGGCTCTGGAATTTTGGAGGTGACGTTTGAATGAGCAAAACAATCGAAATCGGCCCTTATAGCGCCTATGCCATTGCTGTAAAGTATGGCTACGTTGGCACAGAAGAGGATTGGATTAAAGCAGTCGAAGCGGCTCGAAAGAGTGCAGAGACAAGCGCAGCCAATGCAAAACGAGAAGCAGACGGGGCTTCTACTTCTGCCGCTACTGCCACTGAACAGGCCGAAATTGCAACCACAAAAGCTGGAGAATCTGCCGCATCCGCTGGTGCTTCTGCATCCAGTGCATCTGCCGCTGCAATCAGTGAAGCCAATGCAAAGAAATACTCGGAAGAGGCCGGGGCCAAAGCAAATACCGATAAGACCCTGAGCATCGAAAACGCCCCTGCCGACGCAAAGGCTACCGGCGATGCGCTGGCGGGCAAGGCAGACTCCGTCGATCCACATAATCTTTCTATTCCAATTACGGGGTGGCAGACAGACACAGAAGTTGCAGAGTACCCGCATTACATTGATATTACAGCAGACGTTACGTCCACGACTGTGGTATCTGTCAGTATCGACCCTGCAAGCGCAGACGTAGCCGGTAAAGCTATGCTTGTAAACCCGGAAACACGAACCGGAGCTATCCGTATCCGTGCACACAACATTCCGACTGCGGAAATTTCTGCCCGGTGGTATCCCATCAAGTATGGTGGTCAGTTCTATGGTGACGGCTCCATCTATTCCAACTTCCTGCTTGCGGCACATCCTGTAGGCAGTATCTATCAGACCATCAGCCCTGAAAACCCGTCCGTAACTTTTGGCGGCGGCACATGGGAAAAGATTGCGCAAGATAGGGTGTTAATGGGTGCAAGCGACACGCATCTGGCTGGTACAACGGTAGAGGCAGGACTTCCGAACATTGCGGCTAAAGTGACCAGTCAGTATGGCATTTTTAATGCCGACTCAGAAGGAGCGTTTTACTTTTTGGAGGGGGCCAATTTCAACTATCCAGCAACGGGACTAGGCGGCTCGTTAATACACGACCTTCGCTTTAGTGCTTCTCGTTCCAACCCGATCTACGGCGCATCCACCACCGTCCAACCCCCGGCATACTTTACTTACATTTGGCTTCGTACCGACTGAAAGGAGAAACAATGGCACTAGGAGAACTCAAAAACGGCATTGGCCCTGATGCCTATGCTATTTATCAGCAAGTCCTTGCGGCGGTAGTCGAGCGAGACCACCCCGTGGGCAGCCTGTACATCAGCGAAAACGCTACCAGCCCGGCAGAGCTTTACGGCGGCATATGGGAGCGCATTGAAGGCCGCTTTATCATGGGTGCAAGCGATACCTACCCGGCAGGGAGTACGGGAGGTAGCGCGACGCATGTGCAGACGGTGAATGAGATTGCATCGCATAACCATCTGTACTCGTTTACCGTAGGCAATGCAATCGCTGGGTCAGATTTTGTGTATTTTAAAGAAGGCCAATATTCGACTGGCGGTGGTGATGGAACATCTTATAAAAGCAGCTATGCGACAACATCAAGCGGTACAAGTGACCCTATGGACATCCTCAACCCCTACTACTCCGTGTACATCTGGCGCAGAGTAGCATAACCGAAAGGAGACCTTATGAAAATCATCGACAGTAACGGCGTAGAAATCGCCAGCCCCGACCTGACAAAAGGCTACCTCAAGCAGGAGACCCAGACCATCCATCACGATGCTGTGGCGGGCGTGGAAGAGGTCAGCCATTATGAGACCATCCGTGAATATCCAAACGGGGGGAAAGACGTAAAGAAAGTCGTGGATGTCAAAGCTGTTCCGGCTCAGGAAGCCTACGACGAAAAAGTGGAAGTGCAACGGTATGTGCTGTACACCGCAGAGGAACTGGCTGCGCAGGCCGAAGCCAAGAAAAAGGCAGAAGAAGCTGCTGCCGCCGAAGCGAAGAAAAAGGCAGAGCTGGAAGCCGTGCCGGGGCGCATGGACGCTTTGGAAGCAGCAAACAACGACCTTGTGCTCATGATGGCTGATTTGATTGGAGGTTAAAACTATGAAGACTTTGAACAACCTGAAACTCCGTATCATGGTGCGGGCGTTCCGCATCCGGCTGGCCGCTGGTGAAACCTTTGAGGATATCGCAGCGGATTACCCTGCCCTGACCGCTGACGATCTGGAATCCATCAAAGAAGCCCTCGGGCAGTAAGGCGGCGCGGAATGAAAGCACTTTTCGATTTTATCTCCAAGCTTCTGGCGGCCCTCTCCCATGCTGCCGGTGACGGTGCCGACAAGGAAGAGCCTGCCCCTGCACCGGACGTGCCCACTGTGGACACCGTGACCGGGTGGGCAGGGGAACCGCCTTACCGGTACATTGACGTGAGCCGTTGGCAAGGAAAAATCAAAATGGAGGGCTGGGCGCAGGTAAAAGCGGCAGGCTACAAAGGCGTGATGCTGCGGGCCGTAGGGAGCCGCAACGGTGTGCCCTACATCGACCCCACCTTCGAGGACAATTATGCCAACGCAAAAGCGGCAGGGCTGGACGTGGGCGTGTACTACTACACCAACGCCTCCTGCGAGAAGCTGGCTGACGAAGAGCTGGCTGTACTGCGGCAGGCGCTGCGGGGCAAGGAACTGACCTTGCCGGTGGCGTTGGATCTGGAATCGCCGATTCTTGCCGGGATGCCCTATGGAGACCTGTCAAATCTGGCGGCCTATCATCTTGAGCAGATCGAGAAGATGGGGTTCTACGCCCAGCTTTACACCTACACCAGCTATGCCAACGTCCATCTGGACATGGCAAGACTTTCCGGGCGGTGGGATGTATGGTTGGCTGACTACACGGGTAAGGCCCCGAAGGTTAGTTTTAAGTACAACGCCCACCAGCACACCAGCAAGGGCCGCGTGCCGGGCATCTCCGGCAACGTGGACTTGAACGTCACTACCCTCAACTACCCGAAAATCATCGAAAAGAAGGGCCTGACCCGTCTTCGGGAGGGCGCATGAGCGACGCTATAATCGTAGCACTCATCACTGGCGGCCTGAGCCTGATCGGCGTGCTTATCTCTAATAGCAGGGCCGCTCAAAACATGGACGCCAAGCTGGAAAAACAGCAGGCCATTACCGACACTAAGCTGGACGAGCTGACCCGGGAAGTCCGGACACACAACAATTTTGCCCAGCGCATCCCAGTGCTTGAAGAACAGATGAAGGTGGCAAACCACCGCATTGCAGACCTCGAAAAAGAGAGAGGAGAGTAATACATGGCAACAATCAATAACATTTTGGGCGTCATTCCCGCCCCTGTGGCCCTTGTGCTCATGCTGGGCGGCTTTATCTTTTACGCCCTGGGCTGCATCCGGCTGGGCTATGGCGCAGCGGTAAAGCCGCTGGTGCTCGACCTCATCGAGCGGGCAGAGCAGGAGATTCAGGGGACAAAGCGCGGCGCAGAGCGCAAGGCGTGGGTCGTCAAGATGCTCCGCGCCGCCCTGAGTGCCAGCAAATACGGCAGGCTCATCAGCTGGGCCATCACCGATGAGACCATCGGCACCGTGATTCAGTTTTTCTTTGACCGCGCAAAGGCGGCACTGAGTAAGGAGTAAGACCATGAGCAGCACTACATACCAGATTTACGCCAAAATCAAGCAAATCCAGCGTAAAGTAAGCGTAATTTGCACACTTTCAGCGCGAATTTCCCATTTTCAGCGCGAATTCACCGCTATGGTGCGTAACGCTGGGCAGCTGCCGCAGCCTTTTTGGCTCGGTGCTGCCCGTGGCGGCGGCTCGCGTAGTGCTGCCCGCTACGCTGCAAGGACTTGACAGACAGAGGATGATCGCCGCCATCAAAAGCGCACCGCTTGGGAGGGTAGACCGTAAGATAGCTCTTTTGCGGTACGTGGAGCGGCTCCCACTGCCGGACATTGCAGCACAGACACATTACAGCCGGACGGCGGTAGGCTACCGGCTGAAAGGCATTGACAAAATGCTTGATGTATGATACACTCATAACATGACCAAAGTGCCTTTAGAGTTATATCAGTTTCTGAAGCTTAATTCTATACGGCTCAGTCTACAGCGTAATCTTGATGGGTTCCAGCCATCATGGTTACGCTGTTTTCTTTTTGCACGGATTATAGTATAATAATCTTAATTGGGTGCGATTTTTCACGAAATCGCATTGAAGCGGCAGGCTTTCGGGTTTGCCGCTTTTCTTTTTATACGATTTGTGGTATAATATACCCAAGGAAACCCGACCGGTCTCTCAACGATGCACATTAGGTCGGGTCGTCCAAGAGCTAACTCCGTGCTCAACGGAGAATTAAAAAAGCAGTAGCCAGATTCGGCGCTGAATAGTCTCCCGCCCGCCTACTCACAGCGCGTACTATGCGGGAGACGCCTTTAGACTTGAAAGGCTACGGCCTTTGTAGAGAGCGGCATTGCCTGTGGGCGGTTCCGCTCTTGATTTTACAAAAAAATCCTCTAACCACTGGAGTGCCTGCGTTCCACGCGGGGTACTTTTCGGGCAAAGTGGTGGATTTTTTGCAAATAAAGTGGCAAAACTTTCTATTTTGGCATCATTTTATATAAGTATATTTATATTTTTAAGCGCTCATGCGGATTTTTCCGTGTGGGCGCTTTTCTTTTTGCTTAAAATAATCAAACTTTAAGCAAGATTTAATCAAGGTCTAAGCAAGCTATTTTTTGTCCTTCGTTGTACCTTCGTTGCCCTTCACTTTTTGCCGATGCGGTACACTGGGTGCAATAGGAGGGATGTATTATGAGCTATTATCCGACACCCGGAGCGCCCTACGTTCCGCAGCAGCCTGTCAACCCTTACGGCGGTATAGGCACAGTTGGGCTTGCCACTCCCCTGCCAAACGCACAGATGCAGCAGGCACAACCGCAGCGTCCGCAGCCGATGAATGGGCAGCAGCCCGTTCAGCAGTCGGCACAGGACGGCGGCTGGCTGCTTGGCAGACCTGTTTCCAGCAGGGAGGAGTTTCTGGCAATACCGTCAGACCTGTACGGCAGACCGACCTACTGCCCGGACTTGCGCAGCGGCGTGATCTACTGCAAGCGGCTTAACCCGGACACCTGTGAATCCTATGTGCAGGAGTTTTACAGCCCGGAAGCGTGGCGGCAGATACAGGCGCAACAGGCACAACAGACCGCTGCACCAACACAGCAGTATGTGCCTATTGAGGAGTATAACGCCCTTGTCCACAGGCTGGATGAACTGGAAAAGTGGCAGAAGAGTTTTTCTAAGCCTGCTGCCACAGCGAAGAAAGGAGAATAACAATGCCATCTCCGTTTGACATGATTACTCACAGCCCTATCATGCAGCTTGCGAACCTTGCCCGTGCCGGGCAGAACCCGATGGGGCTTATCCAGCAGTTGAGCGGGCAGAATGCCCCCATCATGCAGGGATTGAACCTGATTCAGGGCAAAAACGAAGCACAGCTCCGAACGATGGCGCAGAACCTCGCCAAAGAGCGGGGCATCGACCTGAACCAACTGGCAAGCGTACTGAATCTGACGCTGCCCCGGTAAAGCATCCCTCTAAGCGAAACGCTTCTCAGTTTTGCGGACTTGACAAAAACCGCTTTTATCTGGCTTCGCCCATCGCACACGGCGGTGGGATAGCATAACGCAAAACTGAAAGGAGTTTTGTTATGGATGATTTTGCAACTGGCTATCTGGCTGGGCAGGACGGCGGTAATAACAACGGCGGATTCTTCGGCAACGAGGGTCTGTGGGCGGTTATCATTCTTGCCATCATCTTCGGCTGGGGCACAAACGGCTACGGTCGAAACGGTGGTGACAACGGCATGAACAGCTACATCCCCTATCTGGTCGGCACTGGCGCAACTGGTCAGGGCGGCGCAGATACTCGCGCGGCGCTGTCAGAGGGCTTCTACCAGCAGGACACTTCCCGTTCTCTGGCTGGCATCCAGAGCGGCATCTGCTCTCTGGGCTATGACCAGCTCGCACAGATGAACAACCTCAACGCTGCCATTGCGGGCGGCTTTGCTGGTACTAATCAGGCAATCTGTCAGCTCGGCTACCAGAACGCACAGCTCGTGAACGGCCTGGAACGTAGCGTGTCCAACGGCGACAACGCCATCAGCCTTGCTATCATGCAGGAGGGCAACGCACGGCAGGCGGGTCAGACCGCACTTTCCACGCAGCTTGCATCTTGCTGCTGCGAGAACAAGCAGCTCATCGGCGACCTGAAGTACACCATTGCACAGCAGGACTGCGCTACACGTCAGGCTATCGCAGACAACGCTCGTGCCATAGTGGACAACTGCAACGCAAACTTCCGCAGCATGATGGACTACTTCACGCAGGATAAGATTGCCACTCTGACCGCTGAGAATCAGAACCTGAAGTTCGCCGCTTCTCAGGATCGTCAGAATGCGCTTCTGACCACTGTGATGTCCCAGCAGACCGATACCATCCTGAATCGGGTCAATCCTCGTCCGATTCCCGCTTATCAGGTGGCAAACCCTAACGTGGGCGTGAACTGCTGCTGCGGCTGCTAACCTACACACTCCCCGATAACACCGGGTGAACCATCGGGGCAGGGGTAAGACACCTCTGCCCCTGATTTTATAGGAGGAAAACACTATGGCTTGCAAAACAAGCTGCAAACTCTGCCCGCACTTGGTCATCAGTCAGGCGGTCACGTTCGCCGACGATACTCTGACCATCAACATCCCTGCTGGCGCATACCAGAACGGAGAGAAGTATTGCATTGTCGTTGCTCAGAGCTTGCCGGATACGACCACCATCAACGCCCCTGTGGTCATTACCATCGGCGCAGGCACGACCGCATACCCTCTGACCGACTGCAACTGCGCTCAGGCAACTGCTGAGAGCATCCACACCCGCACCCGCTACGCTACCCGTGTGGCAACGTCTGCGACCGGCACCGGCACGTTTAAGTATCTTGGCTGCTTCTGCCGTTCCCACGCCGGTGCGCCTGCGTCCATTTCTTGAGGAGGTATAGATTATGGGCAAGACTAATTTTCGCCGCATGATGATGCTCCGCGACCACGAAAAAGACCGTGAGCCGGAACGTGACCGCCTTGAGGAAGAGCGTGACCGCAGGGAGCGTGAGCTGGAACGCCGTCTGCGCAAGCTGGAAAGCGGCAATGACCGCTATCCTTACTATCCGCAGGAGGAGAACCGCTACATCGACCCCTACCCTATCCCCCGCTACCCTGACGTAGAGTATGGGCGCAAGATGCCGCAGATTGGCTTCTCGCAGAGCGGAGACTTTGAAAAGCGGTCTGGGCAGTATGAGCATGGCGGTGCGGACAGCCGTTCCATCAAGATGCCACGCAAGCACCTCACCCACGATGAAGCGGAGGAATGGTGTGACAGCATGGTGAACGCTGACGGCACGAAGGGCTGTCACTGGACGCTGGAACAGACGCAGGACGTTGCCAAACAGCGCAATATCACCTGTGACCCGAACGATTTCTGGGCTGTCATGAACATGATGTACTCGGATTATTGTCAGGTCGCAAAGCGCCAGTCCGTTGACACTCCGGGCTTCTACGCTGACATGGCAAAGGCGTTCCTTGATGACACGGACGCTGTGGACGGAAAAGCATATCTCTACTGGGATTGCATTGCTGATAAGTAAAACAGAAGAGGGGGTCTGCCCAATTTTGGGCACACCCCCTCTTTATTTACTATCAACGCTGAAAATTCAGCCGTCAAATCAGCCTAAGTCAATCTGGTCTTTTGATGCCGCAACGGACAGGTTGTAGATGTATTCCCCTGCCGTGAATCCGTGCTTGCGTGCTTCTCTCGTAACAAACGTCCGCTCACTGTCACTCATAAGGATTGTGATTCGCTTGCTACGTTTGCCGTCACCCTTCTGCCCCTGATGGGAAGTGTAAGGCTGAATCTCCATCGCGTGCTTTGCATCGCTGACAGACAGGTTGGTAAGAGCAATCATAATCTGCTGGTTCTGCTGAACGATTGCTTGCAGGACTTCCGTGTTTTTCATCAGCACTTGCAAGACTGCATCGTTCTGCGTGTCGGGCTTGTTCTCCTGTGGGGCAAGACTGTAATAGCCATCCTTTCGGAGAGACGGAAGAACGTCATCGAAAACCCAACTCTCGAACTTCTCTGCGCCGGGCAACTTGCTGTGTGTGATAAGACGGTAAACGTCACCTTCTGGGATGAAAGCGATTGCTTGGACTCCTCCCTGTGTAGGGGCGTCGCGTTTCACGACACCCCTGCAATGGCGGGAAATTGCATCTCTCGGATTGCTATATCCCAACGCCTTTGCCACGTCAGAAGCACAGAAAAGAATCTTACCATCTTCTTCAATTGTGCGAAGCTGACCAAAGGCCTTGCTCTTAAAAACGTGGAGTGCGTTACATCTCTTGTTATCCATCATATCCTCCATATTTAACTGTTTGGCATCTTCCATGCCGACCTCATACGCCTTGTAAGTGATTCGAGATAATGCTTCTGCAATCTCATAATCATCCTTGTTGAGCGGACGGCCGTTGCTGTTTTGCTTGAAATTTTCGAGAATCTCTTCTTTCGTTGCTGGAATGTTCATTGGCTTTACCACAAAATATTGTTTGTAATACAACCATGAAGATGATATAATGGATTTATCATCCATAGTTGTATGGAGTGTAATCCCTTAAACTGTCTGAGACCGCCAAGTTACGAACAGTTTAGGGGATTTTTTATTGCTCAAGTTCTTTATCTATCATCTCGTTAAGCCATTTGGTCTTTGTTTTCCCTTGTTCCTTTAACTTTGCCGTTAAAGCATCGAGCTTCTCTCTCGGAATTGGAACACTGAACTGACCGATGGTTTCACGACGCTTTCGATAATACTCTGCGCTACTTTTAGCCAACTCAATCCCTCCTTTGTTGGCTAGCAATAATAGTATAACACTTGCTAGCATGAATGTCAATAGCCCGAAAACTGCACGCATTTCAACGTCAATTCGTTAGAAAATGCGTGTTTTTTATTTTTGGTTCAATCTTCGAGAAAATCTTCCAATTCAATCTTTCCTTCTGCCGCCGCAGCAGCCAGAGCGTACACATACTGTCCGATGGTCATTCCGTGCCGTCTAGCTTCACGGTTGATGTACTTGCGTTCTTCTTCGCTCATAAGGATGGTAATGCGCTTAGAACGCTTCCCGTCACCGCTTGCAACGCCCTGATGCGATTCCGGCATCGGGATTTTTTTCTTTGTCAAGCCAGCTTCAGCCAGTGCGCCGGGAATATTGCCCTGTTCAATCAAACGCTGCACTTCTTTTGCCTGTTTCAGCTTCTTCGGCTTATCTTCGCCTAACATGGCATCATTTGGCTGACTTTCGCTGTCTTTGGCTTGCTTCGGCTTAATACTGCTTAATTCCGCTTCATTAGGCTGTGTATGGCCGTCTGTGGCTTCACTTGGCATAATCGGTGCTTGTTCGGCTTCTTTCGGCTTTGCTTGGCTTACTTCTTCTTCCTTTGGCTCACTTCGGCTTAATGACTGTTCCGAAAAAACAGGCTGGAAGTCAAACCCGCCCAACAAGCCGGATGTTTTTTTGCTGGTTGATTTCATTCATCTTCCTCCGTTTGGACGTGTAATCCTAAGTTTTTTTCGTCCCTAAGCACTTTATGACGATATGTTTCAAATTCTTCAATGTCCCTTCTTCTCATATAATCGCTCCAACGTCCAAAAGCGCTTACAATAGTATCAAAGCTTTCCATTTTTATCCTCCTCTACAATTTTCTTCGCCAACGCCTTGAAATCCTCTGCGCTTGTGCTCTTTGCCGTATCACCGCTAAACAGGCTGTGCCGCTCTGCCTGCGCCTTACGAACGCCCATAGACGGTCTAATCTTCACGTCCAAAAGCTTTGTTCCCATGCTCTGCGCAATCACAGGGAGCTGCTCCACAACCTCTTTGGACAGGTTCTCACGGCTCTTGTACTGGTTCAGGAGCAAACCTTCAATCTTCAAGGTCGGGTTGAAGTATCTTCGAACATCGCCGATAGTCTGCGAAAGCTGGCTCAAACCAGCCAGTGCGTATCGGTCTGCCGTAATGGGCACGATGATGCTGTTGGCAGCGATCAGGGCGTTTACAAGTGCAAGACCAAGCTGCGGGGGAGTGTCCAGCACAATGTAATCGTACTGCTCAGACACGCTTTCAAGGGCTTCTCGCAGCCGGAAGTTCTTGCCAATGTCCCGAACCATCTGTTCATCGATATCTTTCAATGCGCTGTCGGATGGCAAAATGTCACCGGCTTCGCAGTGCTGGATTCCTTCCTCTACTGTGCCCTGCCGGGTCATTACATCAAACAGGGTGCATACGTCCTCTGTCTGTGCGCCGTAGGTGTCCGTTGCGTTGCACTGGGCATCGCAGTCCACCAGCAACACCTTCTTGCCAAGCAACTGCAACGCACCAGCCAGACAGGTGCTTGTGGTAGTCTTTCCTGTGCCGCCCTTCTGGTTGGCGATAGCTATGATTTTTGCCATTTTATCACTCTTTCTTTATTTACTGTGTATGACTACTTCAAGAAGCTATCGTCAAAAGTCGAAAACTCGTCTAAGTCAGAGTTTTCGATAACTCTGTAAAGATAGCCAGCAGGGTTATCAGGCCATTCCTTCTTGTCTCTTAAAATTTTATTGTACGCATTACTCACAATGTTTACAACGGCAGCTTTCTTCTTATGAGCCTTAATAGTAGGGAAGCTCTCGGCCATTCTTTTCCCAACCATTCTTGCAATGCCGATGCACTCTGATTTCTCAAGGTCTGGCGCTATATTCTCCCAATCTACATCACTGTAAGCCTTTTTATTCGGTTTGCCGACAGGAATGTCATCATCGAATGGAAGTTCTTCTTTATATTCTTTCGCCTTTAATTCGGCGACAGGCTTTTCATCTTTTTTCTTAGCGGCAAAAGAAATCGCAACCGCCTTGTTTCCAAACGAGATTTTTTCGTAAGTAACATAAATGTCGGACACATCATTGATTTCTTCAACCGCTGCATCCAAAACTCTCCGTCTAAAGTTCTTGAAACTTTCATAGCATCCTGCATTTGCGCCGAGATGTGAACGAAGCCGATTGATGCTAATATCAAAATGGTCTCCGCCGCGATTCATCATATCTCGCAGCATCGAATAAAGTAAAATGCTATACTGCGATTTCATTTTTACCGTGTAGCGAAGTCTATACTTGATATAACCGCTCTTGGCAATATCAAAGAATACACTTCTCAATTCAGGGTTGCAACAGAGAGTAACAACGTACATTCCTAAGTTCTTATCAATCGTAACGCTTGCTTTCGTAAAAAGCGTATACATATTGTACTCGCTTCCATCGTCATTAAGAGGAAGCGTCACAACGTTGCCAAGAAAATGTTCGATTTGCTTCTCGATATTCCTGCTATTAACACGCAGTCCAAGCAAATCGCAATATTCCGAAAGGGTAAACTTGACTTCACTAGATTTTTCATCTCTAGGGTTGATACGGCTAAGATACACTTCCAAAAGCCGCAGCTCTCCAACAGTGTAATCATTAAACTCTGCCCAAACAAGCGCCTTGCTTTTTTCGATCAAGTTATTTTCATAAAGGTCTGCCAATAGTGTACATCTCCTTTCTCTGTACACTAATTTTATCACATAATGGTGTACACGTCAATAGTTTTATTCACTTATATTGGCTCATGCACATCTTGTACACCTAGACCCCCTTATTTGACGCACATCTCGTACACGCTTATGCACATCTCGTACCCCATCATGCACATCTCGTACCCATTCTTACATTATATATAAACAAGATTATAAACAAGAGTTAAATAATCTTCTACTAAACAAAAGAAGAAGTTCCATAATCTCTAATTTTTTCTTATTTTATCAAAATGAAAGTCAATTTTACGCAACGGTGTACTCACTGTGCATAGGTTTTTGTTTTGACAATCAAAATATAATTTTGCTATAGTGAGCGATAACATAACGTATTAACGTTATTTATTTGCACAACAAGAGAAGTGTTTGCATCACAAGTAGAAATCAATTCGTTGAAAGGTGTACAAGATGTTCATCATAAACAACGATAATTCGACAATCAGCCGCTTATATTATTCGGATTCACGGTATAAGAATCGTTGGACTTCATAGCAGCTTCCGTTCCGGCATCTTGCGCCTGATAGAGAATCTCCATCTTTGGGGCGGTTCCGTTCGGGTCTGGGTCTGTCCCGGTAGCCTGCGCTATTTCATAGCTGCCCGATACCATCCGGCAAACAGAGACTCTGTCCTTCAACGGCGTGTGGAGATTTGCTAGAATCTCTGTCAGCACGCCGATATGGTCTGAACCGTGATCTCCGTACCGCATATACAACAAGGCATCTATCTCGTAGGAAGAACACTCCATCATGGCATCTATGAGAATCTGACGTTTTTCCATGTCGAGAAGGTCGTCCTCCAGATGCTCCAGCAGCCCCGGATGAATGCAAGCGTCCATGTACCGAGCCACCGATACGCCGCAGCAGGTGAACCAGCGCATAGCCATTGGCAGGGAGATGGCTGCCAGACCTTGCTCCCAGTTGGCAATCGTACCACGATTAACGCCCATCTGTGCCGCCAATTTCTGCTGACTCAGACCGGAACGCATTCGTGCCATTTCCAATGCCTTTGCAGTTCTTAACAAATATTCATCCATAAATTCACGCCCTTTCAACAAAATTCTGCAAAACTGCCGGATTCGACAAGCCAAAAAATGGAAAAAGCTGCTATGGAGAACCAACAGCAGCCTGTGTTATAACTGTATTGTCAAAAAATTCCAAATAGAAAGGAAACACAAAATGAAAGAAACTGTAATCTGGAACCATGAACGTATGCCGATCGTTGACGGAATGCCCGCCAGCGTTCCCGATGGGCAGCCACACACACCTGAACCATGGGAGGAAAGCTAATGAACCGAACCGTAGATGCTCTGATTATTCCATACGCTCGTAGACGGACGCTGGAGCTTGTCCTGAGCCTTTCTGGGTACGAAGCTGATAAAGATGCTTACCTCGAAGCGAAAGGCATCCTGGAACGTGCCGTAGCCGCCTTAGACGATGGACGCGACCCGGCAGATAACATCGAACGCATTGACGGACAGCTCGTAGAGCTGTGATTGGAGGAAAGATGGATAGGCGTTGTCCCTTTTGACTTGAACGCTCGTGGCTTCCCCGATGTAAAGTAACGGATGTGAAGAAAACGTTCGATTTTTGCGAAGTTGTTCAAATTGTATTGACTACACAACCAAAAGATGTATAATCATATCAAGTGAACATCAGATATTGCCAATCGGGAGGATATGCCACAATGAGCGAACAGGAAAGAGCCAAGATTGACCGATTTATTGCATGGCTGCTGGAACATCCTGAAAAGATTCCGGCAACGGAGCAAGCCCTAGACCTAGAATAACAGAAAACCCCTTGCGCAGAGCTATACCAGCCCGGCACAAGGGGTTTTTATTTTACCGGGTCAATCTTCACAGACTTTCATCAGCTCATTGAACCTAGAAGAATTTGCGCTTACGGTTTCGGATGCCTTATGCCCGTCCTCGTAGGTGACATAGAACGTCACATCGGCTTTAGATTTTGCAGTAGCAGAGCCATAAATAGCACCAGGAAGCCCACCAACAGCACCGCCAATCGCTGTGCGAACGGCAGCGCTTCCAGCTTTCTTGCTAATTCCAGAAGCAACAATCTTTGCCTTTATAGGCGTTGTGTACATTTTCTGCTTTAGCTTATTTTTCTCCATAAAAAGATTGTATTCCTTTTTGCCCTTAAAGAACAAAAACAGACCAACCGCCATACAAATGATAAAGGCAGTGGTTGAATACATCAGGAAAAGAAAGGAAAATATGATGAAAGCCATTCCGAACGAGTACATAAACCTTGCACCCATGTGGCTGCTCTTATCGTTAAGAAGCTCTTCTTTGCTGTACTTTTTCATCTTCCACCTCGCTTAAAACCAGTGATTCTTTCTTTTACGGTAACGATATTTTCTGCCGTTGCCATATAGAGCACGGTCATTGCCTTTTAACAAGGCCTGCATGAACCAAAAGCAAAAGGCGCAGCCGCACAACAAGTAATACATGGGCTTACCTCACATCTTCTCGATCAGGTTCATCAGAGCTTCACGCTGTTCTTTCGGCATAGATTCAAGCTTTTTTCTAATCCGCTCCAATGCTGCATCGACTTCACTTTGCGGCTGCTGGGGCGGGTTTTCTTTTTGTTCGCCAGTGAGAAGGTAGTCTACAGTAATGCCAAAGTACTGCGCCAACTTAACTGCATTCTGATTGGTCGGCTTTGCATCGTTTCCAAAACTTGCTTCTGTTCTCCAATAACTATAAGCGGATTTTGGGACACCAGCATCGGTTAAAGCACGAGACGGCTTTACTCCCTTTTCTTCGCATAGTTTTACGAAATTGTCAAAAAACACAAAACTTACCTCCAGTGCTTGTACAAGATGACAAAGTTCTACCACTTGAACAAAAACACTTGAAAAGTTCTACTACTTGTGCTTTAATAAAGATACCGAGTTCAATCGGCAGAACAAATTAAAGGCTTTGAACAAATAGAAGAACGTTCGATAATGTTTTTGCTTGACACCATAATATTATCATATTCTTTCAAAAAGTTCAAGTACTAGAACAAGAAAGGAGAAAAAATTTGCTTCCTAAGTGGACAGGCGATGTTGTGGGAACGCTTCACGTTAACAACATCGAAATTAGAGAGCTTGCTGCAAAAATGGGATGCGCACCGGAATACTTGGGGAAAATCCTGAACGGTAAGCGTGAGCCTAAAAATGCGGAAGCTAAGGTGAAAGAAGCTCTTGCTGAGCTTGTAAAGGAAAGAGAGGAAAAATGAGAGAAATCGTGCTATCCATGCAAAGCGGCGAACCAGTAGCATCCAGCCGCCAGATTGCCGAGAACTTTGAAAAGCGTCACGATCATGTGATGCGTGACATCGATGCAATCAAAAAAGATATCCCCAATTTTGGGGAGATGTTCTTTGAAACCACCGTGCCGGACAGCTACGGCAGGGAACAGAGGGCTTACCTGATGAACCGTGACGGTTTCACCTTGCTGGCTATGGGGTTTACCGGAAAGGCGGCTCTTGAGTGGAAGCTCAAGTACATTGCAGCGTTCAACGAAATGGAAAAGAAGCTGGCTGAACAGCCGCAGCTTACTCGCTCGCAACTCCTCGCAACTGCGCTGATCGCAGCGCACGAAGAGCTGGAAGAAAAGGACAAGCAGATTGAAACCATGAAGCCGAAAGCGCTTTTCGCTGACGCAGTTTCAGCAAGCAAAAAATCCATTCTCGTTGGTGAGCTTGCAAAGCTGCTTTCGCAAAATGGCATTAACATCGGACAGAACCGTTTGTTCGACTGGATGCGAAAGAACGGCTACCTCATTAAAGACCCGAAACGAAGCGACTACAACTTGCCTACGCAGCGTAGTATGGAGATGGGGCTGTTTGAAATCAAAGAAACCACGATTCAGCACAGCGACCACATTTCTATCAACCGCACTCCAAAGATTTCCGGTCGTGGCCAAGTCTACTTCGTAAACCTCTTCTTGAAAGCAAAGAAAACCCAGAAAGCGGAGGGCTGAACATGGAACAGATTTTGACATTAAAGATAGACCTTGAGCACCCGGACGATGCTCATTACGCCATTGACAAGGCTGTGGAAGCCTACGAGCAGAGCAAAAAGCACTGGGATGCGTTTGAACTCAACGAAGCCAAAAGCAAAGCACGAGATATTTTGTACGGCCTGTGCAACGATGGTTGCAGCATGATCTGGACGGTCACCGATAACGCTGTTGGGCTGACGATTTGGAACGATTTCAGAGAGCCAAGCGTTGGTCAGTGCTATATGACCGAAGAAGGGCTGTATGATATCTGGGTCGAAAAGCTGGTTGCGCTGTGTATCGCCACAGGTCGGGAAGTCCCGAAGTTCATCACAGACAAGGCTGGTGAGTGCTGGTGACGAATTTTCGCAGGGCGCAAAGCCGCAAACGCAGACTGAAGCTGGCAATGGCTGCTGGCGTATCCCGAAATGATGCCAACAAGGTGCTTTGGATGGAGAAATCCATCAACCAGTGCTTTGAACGCCACAATCGGGAAACCAGACTGAAAGAGGAGATGCGGCGTGGAAGAAAAGTACTGTGAGCGCTGCGGTGTCTTTCTTGGCCTTGTAAATCCGTGCAAGAAATACTGTGAAGAATGTAAAATCATTGTTCGCAGAGAACGGCAGGCTCTTATAAAGAAAGGAATCAAGGCTAAGCCGGAACCGGCTTTATGCGCTTGGTGCAAGAAGCCAATGGTTCGGAAGGTCTGGTCTCAGAAGTATCACCCTGAATGCGCAGCAGATGCAAACAAGGCTTTGACCAAAAAGTACAAAGCCAAAAAGCAAAAAGAGCTGAATGAGCTAAAAGCATCTGGTGAGTTCAAAATTACTTGGGATGTGCAGGAGCCAGAACGTGCGAGACCTCAAAAGCACGAGCCTCCAAAGTATACTGTGCGACAGATGAACGATGCCGCAAAACGATATGGCATGAGCTACGGCCATTACAGTACTTTACTTGCACAGGGAAAGGTGAAGGCCCCTGATGAACGGTAAATACTACGGCAAGCGGGAAATCCGCTGGCACAACCGGGAGAAAGACCGCTTGGAACACATACATAATAGAAAGGGTAAAGATGAAAGCACTTGTAGAAATCGTCCTGATCTGGGGAATCGTCTTGGCACTGATTCTTGCAGCGTTCCTGCTGAACTTCTGGCTGGTGCATCATATCGAGCTTCTGGTCGGAGCTAAAATGACCTGGTACATTATCGGGATCAGCGCTCTGATGGCCACATGCTGGGTTTTCAGCACAGGTAAGAAAGCATGACGCTGGAAGATGCAATGAAAGCCAGGTACTTCAACATCAACGACCTTAGCCGTAGATCGGGAGTATCAAGGCCGACGATTTACAGCATCTTGGGCAAGCGAAAGAAGCAGAAAAGTTCCGTTCGGGTCGATACGCTTCTAAAAATCGCAAAGGCCTTGAATGCAAAGATTGCCATTAGTGAAAACAAGCCAAGCGGATTTGATGTTGTCTTAAAAGAGGTGAAGAGAAATGAAAACTGTTAAAGGCACTGTATTGTGCTTTATAAGCATATCCATCGCCGTTGCAGCACTTGGATGTGGAAACGCCATCAACGGTGCTTCAAATAGCTGGGGGATGCTTGGATATGCGCTGCTGTCCGTCTCAATGCTTTTTACTGCTTTGATTCTCGCTATTATCGGCGTTAGCGCGGAGAATGAGCGTATTGAACGTGAAAACCGTAAGATTAAGCGAGTGGCCCACCACACCAACGAGTGGAGGGATGCTCAGTGAAATGCCCGATGTGCGGACAGGAAAGTGTTACGACCGTTGACACTAGAAACGAGGACGATTGCATTATTCGCAGAAAGCATTGCTTGAATAAAGAATGCGATTACCGGTGGTCTACCATTGAAATCGACACAAGCCAGTGGTACTCAGCTCTTCAAATCCAAGAGCACAGAAAACAGAGAGGACGGCCCAGAAAGAATGATTAGCGTGAACCTAGATAGATTCGGTGGCGTGACCGAGCCGGAGGACGGCGTGTACTTTATGACCAACAAGCAGATGGCAGAAGCGAAAGAAGCTGACCGGCTGGAAGCGATTAAGGACTTGCAGTCTGAAATTGAGGACAGGGAAGCAGAGCTGAAAGACCTCCGTGAGCAGTTGGCAGACCTGATGGCTGGTTGATTTTGTACAGCCGTATTAAGCCAAAGTAAGAGCAATGAAGCCTAATGAAGCAGAAGAAAGGAAAGAAAATGGGCAAATACAAGAAAGAAATTAAGCGCTGCGAAAAGTGCAATAAGCCTTTTTCAGTGTTCAAAAACAGCACGGAAACTCTTTGCACAAGTTGCAAAAGGGACAATTTAGAGGAAACGCTCCGCAAGAACGGTTACGCACCGCAGCATAGATTTGTGAGAAGCAACATGGATTCTGTTTTAGAGCGGCTTGCTATCGTAGAAGCAGAATTTAATGCATCGTGCGATTCCAACACGAGCGTTCAGAAAATGTGCCGTGATTGCGGCAAAGTATTCAAGATTTCTCGTGCAGAGCGCGCTTTCTTTGAATCACATAACATGGCATTGCCTAAGCGTTGCCCGGCTTGCCGTAAAGTGAGGAAAGAAGCGAGGAAGGAGAACGACTGATGGACAACAGCAAAATCCATGAAGCTCTGATGGCTGTTCAATCAGAACTGAAAGCCCCGAAAGGGCAGATGAACACATTTGGCGGTTACAAGTATCGCTCTTGTGAGGACATTTTGGAAGCGGTCAAACCAATTTTGAAAGAACACGGTTTGCTTCTTACCCTTTCTGATGAGCCTAAAGTGTTAGAGGGGTGGCATTACATCGAAGCGACCGCAAAGGTGGAAACTCTGGATGGTGGATGCGTAACGGTTACTGCTTACGCAAGAGAACCGGAGCAAAAAACCAAGATGGATGCAGCGCAGGTGACTGGAACGTCTAGTAGCTACGCTAGAAAGTACGCTCTGAACGGTCTGTTCTGCATTGACGATACGAAGGACGCTGACACGGACGAGTACCAGAAGCAGACCACAAGCAGGCCAAACAAGCCTGCGCAGAAGCAAACGGAAGCGGAAACCATTCCCCCATGCGCTTGTTGTGGAAAACAGTTGCAGCCTGTCCAGTACAACAATCGAACTGTATCACCGCTGGAAACTGCAAGAAGCACAAAGAAACGCTTTGGGCGCGTCCTGTGTTGGGACTGTGCCAAGAAACAGCCGAAGGAGGGCTAAACAATGCTTAACTCTATCGCAATTCAGGGGCGTCTGGTTCACACGCCCGAAGCTAAGGTCACGAAATCCGGCAAGGATGTTTGTACGTTCAGCATTGCTTGCGACCGCCAGAACAGCGGTCAGAAGGAAACCGACTTCTTCAACTGCACCGCATTTGGTAATACGGCACTGTTCGTTTCCAAATGGTTCCAGAAGGGCAGCCTGATTCTGGTGACTGGCAGCATCCAGACCCGGAAGTATACCGACAAGCAGGGAAGCAACCGCACCGCAACGGAAATCATGGCGAACAAGGTTGACTTCTGCGGTGGAAAGTCTGACAGCAAGCCCACCGATCGGGCGCAGGATGCACCACAAAATTACTCTCATGGCAACACGGACGATTTCTCTGTGATTGACGACAGTTCTGATCTCCCTTTTGACTAACGGTTACGCTACCGGGACAAAAGGCGAGAAAGGATAAAAGATGAAATTGATTGTTGTGGATAACGGAAATGCGCTCATCAACGCTGACACCGTTGCTGGAATTGAAAAAGAGCGAAGCAACATTTCGAGAAATGATGACGTAATCAAAACGGAATACAGCTTAGTTGCTCGCACAGGCTGTGAAGAAAACAGCAAAGTCTACCGCATCGGAACATACACGAGCAACGAGATTTGCAGTGCGGCTATGTACGAACTGAGCAATTTTATCATAAGCGATGGCGACAAAACGTTCCGTGCATTCAACGATGAGGACTTTAAGGAGCATTTTCCAAACACGAAAATTCTCCGCTAACCCATAAGAGCTGCGCTATCTGGCTGGACGGGCGTTTGGAAAGATGAAACACTTGGGCGACATCACAAAGATTCACGGCGATAAGATAGAGCCTGTGGACTGCATCACGTTCGGCAGTCCTTGCCAGGGCTTGTCTATGGCGGGAAAAAGGCTTGGATTTGACGACAACCGTTCCGTACTGTTTTTGGATGCCGCAAGAATCATTAAGGAAATGAGGACAGCCACCAATGGAATGTATCCAACTTTCGCTGTTTGGGAAAACGTCCCCGGAGCATTCAGTTCCAACGAAGGAGAAGATTTCAGAGCCGTGCTGGAAGAACTTGCCCGCGTGGAACAACCAGACGTTTCAATTTCTAGACCTCCGAGGGGGGGCAGATGGAGCAAAGCTGGAGCAATCGCCGGGAACGGATGGAGCTTGGCTTGGCGACAGCTTGATGCTCAATATTGGGGAGTCCCCCAACGCCGAAAGAGAATCGCTCTTGTCGTGGATTTTGGAGGGCAACGTGCCCCAGAAATACTATTTGAGCGCACGAGCCTGTCAGGGAATCCTGACGAGAGCATCAAGGCGTGGGAAGCCACTCCCGGAAGTTCTCAGACAAGCCCTTATGGACGTGATAGGGGGGGCAATTCCTACACCCTGAAAATCCGTAGTGGATGCGCTGGTGGCGGTAAAGGTGCGCTGGTACAAACCGAAAAAAGCGCAACGCTTTCAACACTCCAAGACCAGACATTGTTTCAGCCTGTTGTTTATGATGCTCGCGGAAATGGCGATGGCAAAATCGTACCGACCATTACAGGAGACCACGAAAACAGAATCACGGACTACACGGCTATCGCTATCGAACGCAAAACCTTCAACGAACAGTCTTTTAGCCACTACAAGGAAAGCGACAAATGCTCAACCTTGAAAGCGAAAGCGGGGAACATTGGAAATGGCAGCGAGCTTTTGATCGCAGAGAAAACTTCTGTTGCAGTCGATGTGTATAACGGAGCTGTTACAGGAGACAAAACGGCAACGCTTACTTGTAAGAACGATGGGTCAAGTTCCGGGCCGTTAGTTGCGGAAAAAACCATCCGTTGGATTATTCGCCGCCTGACCCCTGTTGAATGCGAACGTCTGCAAGGCTACCCGGACGGATGGACGGACATTGGTGACTGGACAGACAGTAAGGGCAAGAAACACAAGTACGCTGACAGCCCACGGTACAAGGCTTTAGGCAACTCCATAGCTCTGCCGCAGTGGTTTTGGCTGGTGCAGAAAATGCGCCCTTACCTGAAAGAAAAGCCTACGCTGGGCAGCCTATTCGATGGTCTAGGTGGTTTTCCTCTGGTCTGGCAAAGAGCCTACGGCGAGGGAACCGCACGGTGGGCAAGCGAAATCGAAGAGTTTCCAATGGCCGTAACAAAAAGGAGATTTGGCGAAGAATGATTACCTGTTGTCTCAACTGCACATCACGCCACCAAGCTTGCCACGACACTTGCGAGAAGTACAAGGCAGAGAAAAAAGACTTCGAGGAGCGCAAGGCGTTCGTGCATGAGCTGAACCACAGCCAGAGCGTATACCACCGTGACTACGAGGACAAGCACCGGGAACGTGGCAAGAAGCGGTATCTCGGAAGTGAATTTAGAGGTGAACGATAAATGGGAGCTTTTATTGCAAGACAGCCTAACGGTTTGCTGTGTCGGTTTTCTTCGGTGGTCGATTGTGTCACCGATTACAACATGACCGAAGAAGAATATATCGAGATGTGTGCTGAAAAGGCACGAAAAGAAGCACGAGATGTTCTTGACCATTATATTATGCCGTTTGAAATGGTTGACAGGTGTTTCTTTCCAAACAACATGACTACTGAAGAACACAAACGGATTATGAAGGAAATGGAAAAGCCTGCTGACAAAGCAACTCATATTCCATGAATTTAGAGGTGAACGAGGATGAATAATCAGAAAGAATGGATTGACCCTGAAAAAGAATTGCCGCCATGCCTGAAAAGAGTTTTGTTTGTTGTGAAAAATATTTTTCACGAAGAAGCAGTAGTTGGCTGTTATGATTCAGGCTACAAATCTTGGACAATTTTGGAGAGAGGCTATAGTGGACGAGACATTCAAACTAAAGAAATTCGTTGCTGGAGGTATATTCCCGAACCGCCAGAGGACAACGCATGAATACCGGCAAGCAGTTTGAAGCAGATTTCAAAGCATCCGTCCCACCCGATGCGTGGTGCTACCGGCTGAAGGATAGTGCTGCCACCTACTACGGCGGCAACGAGAACCTGTCCTTTTCCATCGACAACATTTGCGACTTCCTTGTGTACCGATACCCGATGAACCACCTGTTTGAGCTGAAAACCATCGAAACGCCCTCTATCCCTCTGGAAAAGGTGTTTGGTAAGTACGACAAAGCAAAGTGCAAATACCGCAAAGAAAAGCACATCACTGACATGGTGGAAGCAATGGGATACGGCGGTCAAACCGCCCATGTGATAGTCAATTACCGGGCGGTCAACCGCACCTTTGCAATCCCTGCCAGCAAGGTTCTGGCGTTCCGTTACAACGAGAGCCGGAAGAGCATCCCTTGGCAGTGGGCAGAGCAAGAGGGAATAGAGGTCAAAGCAAAAAGGCTGCGTGTCCATTGGTGGTATGACGTGGACGGGTTGCTAAAGAGATTGGAGAAAGAAAATGCAACTGCCTGAAAAACAAGAATTGGTAAGGCTTCTGGGGCTGTACCAAAGTGAACTCCTTATGGAGAACGAAGAAAACCTTAGAAAGAAAATGAGAAGCAATGAAAGCCCGAAGAAGGTTGTCACAGATTATTCATACGGCGTAAAAGCTCAGTATGAACACGCAAGAATCATCATCAAGAAACTTTCTGTTGAAATCGGAAAAGAACTCAAGGCTAGTTGGGAGTTGTGGTGAAAATGACAATGGTTTGCGATAGATGCGGCAATGCGTTTGTATGGTACGACAATACCATGACAATCGGAACATCCGAAACAAGCGAGCAATGGAAAGGCTGCGGAAACGCAGTACAGAAGGTTGTGATTGACCACAATTATGTTCCTCTTGACTGGTACAAGCAAAGTGATATGGAACCTATTGCTCTTTGCCCCTCTTGCATGGCAAAGCTGAACGACTGGCTGAAAGGAGAACAGAAATGAGCGATAAACGATTGATTGATGCGAACGCTTTGCACAAGCGCATTGAAATGAACCTTCGTGCCAGCAATCCGTTCACTATTGAAGAATGCTGCTATAAGGATGCCCTGAACAGCGTGGACGAGGCTCCCGACATCGACCCGGAAACACTGCGGCCGGTGGCGCACTGGGAAGAGAGCGTTTGCTTCGACGATGCCTTTTGGGTGTGCTCGAACTGCAAGTTTCCTAGTGAAGCGATAGCTGCACCCCGTCTTTATCACTATTGCCCGAACTGCGGCGCAAAAATGGGGGAGTGACGATGAACAAGAAAATTTCAGACATTCTGCCTGAGACCGAAATCTTGGCGCAGTTGGCAGAAGAAGCGTCCGAACTGGCACAGGCTGCGTTGAAGTTGCGCCGTGCGCTGGATGGCACGAACCCGACACCGAAGAGCGTGGAGGAATGCAAAAAGGCGTTTGAAGAAGAATATGCAGACGTTGTGAACTGCATTATTGCGCTGGACTTGGACGATGAAGTCTTTGATAGGATGCAGAAGATGCAGCACGAAAAGGAAGTCCGCTGGCTCTCTCGCCTTGAAGCAAAGGAGAATAAAGATGGCTGAATATTATGTTGGATGTGGGATATTTGGGGAAATCTATGCCGGAAAAATAACACCACCTCGAAAAGATGGTTCGCAGATGTGGAAAAACAAATCGGATGTGACTGACGGAGCAATCGAAGCGGTCGTGAACCATTTCATTATAGAAATGGATCGTGACGATAAGAGCAAAATTCAAAAGGCATGGGGAGTTCGTGGCAATAGAACGCTAAAAGTCACGTTTGAACTTGTCCCAAACAAGGAGTAGCCAGATGAATAAATTCGGAAACTGCCCTCTGTGCGGAAAGCAGGTCAAGCCGACCAACCTCCGCAAAATCGCACGGCAGAATCAGGTGTACGGCTTTCGCATGGCTCTGGATGGCATAGCCGCCACATGGGGCGCACTGATTCAGAACCTTCGGTGCGATGCAGACCTAACCGATGAACAGGTACAGAAGATCATCCGCATTGGAGACAGGTACTGGGAGATGGTTGGGCAGTTCAAAAACGAGAGCATGACCCCTGACGAGTTTGCGGATTATATCACAGCAAAGTCAGAACAGGTCGAAAAAGAGCTGAGAGAAAGGTGGAGCTAATGGCAATGTTTTCGGTAGAGGACATTTCAGAGATTACTTCAAGAAATCCGAAGTTTTGTCGCATTAAAAGAGCCACGTTCACTTGCGACTTCTGCACCACTAGCGTCGATGTGTGCGATGAACGTATTGCAACTGCTCTAGCGGATAGCAAAAAAACTCCTAATTGCCCGATTTGCGGAAAGAAAACTATATGCAGTCTATATGAGTTTCAATCGCACGAAAATCCAAACATCATAGAGGATGTTAGATGGAGGTAACAATGTTTGAATTTGTAACCCGCTGGCTGGTCTGCTTAGTCCTGCTGGCGGTAGTAGTTCAGTCTGAACGGACAATCAAGAACATGGCGAACAGCCTGTTTGAGGAACGGCAGGCAATGCTCGTCTGGCTGTTCGTCAACGTGTGTCTGGTCGTTTGTACGGCTGTTGCGATGGGGTGGAAGTAAATATGGAAATTAAATCAATAAATGATATTCTAATGCCGTTTAGCGACATTGATGTTGCGGAAGCATTTTATCATCATTCGGAACTTTACATGAAAACAGAGAACGTTTCAACTACGATAGTAAGCGGAAATTTTGCTACGCTGGTTTATAACGCTGTAAATTTGAAAAACGGTTCGTTCAAAAGTTTTGCCGATTTAGAAAACGTTCAAAGAGCTAAGGTACATATTGAGAGAGAGTAACCAATGGAAAATGAATTTTACTGTCCAATGAAAATGACCAGCAATCCGCTTGGTCGGTGCGTATGCGAGAAAGAAAAGTGCGCTTGGTGGAGACAGTCTGGCAACTGTTGTTCCGTCTGGCAGATTGCACTGGAACTGGACAGAATCGAAACGAAGATGAAGAGGTGAGAGTGATGAGACTTGTTGACACAGAGGATGTCATTGATGCATTGGGGAACATGGAAGAAGCCATCGACCTAAGAGAAGCCGAAGAATGGATTGATACGGTTCCAACCGCTATGCAGTTATGGACAAGCGTAAAAGACGCACAACCTAGTGAAAATGGGGTTTATTTTGTTGTTTACGATTTTTGGTATTGGCGCAACTGTATTAGAACAATGAAGTTCAAAGATGGAAAATGGTTTGATGACGGATACCCGGTCAAGTTTTGGATGCCAATTCCTAGAATTCCTAAAGAGGATGAATAATGAACGAACTTAACGAAAAGTACGAAATTATTTACACAGACCCGCCGTGGCCGCAGAAAAAAGGAAACGTCAGAAAATGCAGACCAAATCAAGGAAAAGAACTTGATTATCAAACTCTTTCGCTTGATGATTGCTTTTCCATTCAAGACGTTTTCTTTGAAAACACAGCAGACCGCAACAATGTGTTTATGTGGTGCATTGACAAGTTTTTGATGGAAGCGGAACGGCAAATGGCAAAGCGTGGCTACAAGCTCCATGCGAGAATGGTTTGGGATAAAGAAAACGGCGTTGCTCCTGCTTTTACGGTTCGGTTCTCACACGAATATCTTTTGTGGTTCTACAAGCCCGGAAAAATGCTGATGCCAAGAAGAGAAACGAGAGGTAAATACACAACGATACTTCGAGAACCCGCTACATATCACAGCCATAAACCGCAATGCGCCTATAAAATGTTAGAGGATATGTTTCCAACAGCTAAAAAGATTGAACTATTTGCAAGAAACCATCGTGATGGATGGGACGCTTTCGGAAACCAAATTGAGGAGGTCTGACACATGGCAACACCCCCGAAGCGTGGTCGTGGTAGACCGCCGCTGACCGAAGCTGAAAAGAAAAAGCGTGAGAAGCGGGCGCAAAAGGCGAAAGAAGAAGCCGCTGCGAAGCGTGAGAAAGAGCGTGAGAAGAAGAAGCAACAGATGCTTAACAAGCGGAAATCTATCCGCTCACAGGTGAGTAAAAAGGTGAAAGAACAGCAAGAGTTGGCTATCGAGAAATCGAAGATGATGAACACAGGCGATTTGCAGTCAAGAATCGGCGATGAAGAAGACAAAAAGGTTGTTGGAATGATTGCCGCAAAGTATTTTGGCGACCTTCCGGGCGTGGACATGAATAACCCCATTGAAGTGCAGCAACGCCTGGACTTCTTCTTTGACGCTTGCATTGAAGCCAGAATCTCCCCTGTGGTGGAATGGATTGCGCTGGTGCTGGGCATCGAATGGCCTAGCCTGAGACAGATTATGACAGGCAAGCGCCGTGAAGACAGTTTGCAGCAGAAGTACATCCTAAAACTGATTCTGCAAATGCAGTCCATGTGGGCATACAACGGTATGTATGGTCAGGAGAATCCGGCAGAGTGGATTTTCCGAGCCAAGAACTACTTTGGTATGCGTGACAACGTGGAAGTCACCGTTGCGCCGCCTGAACAACCGTTGGGCGATGCCCAGAGCGCAGAACAACTCGCCCAGAAGTACCAGACAGCTTTGCCGAAGGGGATTGATGTGGAGTACAGAGAGGTAACGGAGAAGTGAAAGAACTCATTGCTTTCTTTTTATTATCTTGGGCGGTTGCCTTTTTGATTATCAACAATTTTAACGATAAGGAGTAAAACATGAAAAAAGTAGCAACTATTATTTCTTCTGTGGTAGCAGCGTTTTTTGTTGCAGTGGTTCTTTTGCTGTGTTTGGAGAGAGTTCCCGTTGGTTATGTTGGAGTTGTTTATTCAGCACGAGGCGTTGAGCAGAACACCTTGTCGCAGGGCTGGCACTTTCTTTCTCCTATGAAGCACGTTAGCAAGTTCCCTATTAGCCAACAGCAGCTCATTTTTTCGGATGACCCGGCAGATTATAACGCAAAAGAACACGCAGATTGGCATATTGATGCTCCTGCAAGCGGTGGAATGGTTGGAGTAAACCTTACCGTAAATTATAACTTCATTCCAGACCGTGTTGTTGAACTCTACAGCCGTTTTAACGGAATGGATGGCGAAACGCTTGTGGAAAGCCGCATCCAGAACAGCATTATCGCCTACGTTAAGGAGGTAACGCCCCAGTTTTCTGTAATGGACATTTATTCTGAAAAGAAAACGGAAGTAAACAACGCAATCACAAATTATTTGAACGAAAAACTTACCAATGAATACGGAATCAACGTTTCAAGCGCACTCGTGATTGACGTAGAGCTGGATGATACCTTGACTGAAAAGATTAGAGCGAAAGAACAAGCAAAGCAGGACGCTGAAATCGCTGAACTGAACAAGCAGACTGCTCTTGCACAGGCTGAGACGGACAAGGTGAAGGCTCAGACGGAAGCCGATGTGAAAGTGATCGAAGCGCAGGCAGAAGCAGAATCCAATCGTATCGTGTCGGAATCCATCACTCCCGAACTGATTCAGATGAAAGAAGCTGAAGCCAGACTGAAGCATGGATGGGTTACTGTCAATGGAGCAGATACTGTTGTAACGAAAGCAAACTAACAGCGAGCATAGAAAGGCAAAGAACATGACTAACGGCGATTTTATCCGCTCCATGACGGACGAGGACATCAGGGAAAACCTGACACCGGGCATATGCGAGCTTATCAAGAATCGAGACCCGGAGCGTTGCCAGAACCGTGAGCATTGCTTCCATTGCGTCAAGGACTGGCTGAAAGAGGAAAACAAAATCATGGTGAGGGCTGACCAATGGGAAAACTGATTGACTTCTATGATCCTTGCCTACGCACGTTCCTGCCCGTCCTCTTGCAAGACCACACGACAGGCAAGAACATCATCTGGGCGACAGACCCGCCGCCTGAACTGGGCGTGGGCTTTGCAGATGAAATCACACTGGAACAGTTGGATAAAGTTCAGCTTGTTCCTCGTGTGCAGAAACAGCTTGCAGACCAAAAGAAGCGCACCAGCAAGAAAGCAGAGGTGTTCACCCCAACATGGGTTTGCAAGAAGATGGCAGACGTTGCTGAAAACGACCTGAAATGCGAGGATTGGAAGGAATACATCAACAAGACTTGCCTTGAAGTAACCTGTGGCGAAGCACCGTTCCTGACAAGCCGATATGATACCACAACAGGGCAGATGATTGCTGTGCCGGACAGAATCGGTCTGCTGGATAGGAAGCTAAATGTTCTGGCAGAGCAGTTCCATGACTACGATATGTGGATGTGCTGGGCAATTAGCGCTTACGCATCAACATACGGCTATGAGTGGCAGGGAGACAATCTCTTGCTGGCAAGGTGCAACCTGTTCCTGACGCTGGTTGAAAATTTTAGGTATCGGTTTGATGCTGAAAAGCTGGAAATTGGCTTCATGCCAATTTTTCTTGACTGCATCGCAGACACCATCTCGTGGAACATCTGGCAGATGGATGGGCTGAAAAAGACCGTGCCGGGCACAGGCATTCTGTGTAGGATTATGAATTGGAAAAACGGCAAAAAAATCCTATTTAAGGACGTAGGGGAGGACAACTAATGCAAACTGACAGAGGAATCTACCACAAGCGAGTATGCGACCGCTGCGGAGCAGCTCTTGGCGGCAGGATGATGAACCCTGACGAATACTTCAAAGACTGGGCGTGGCGCAGGGACACAGGCGACCTGTGCCCGGAGTGCTATGAGGAGTACAAGCGAGTGATCGGGCGGTTCAATGCCAACAGAAGGAGAAAGAGAAGACAGAGATTATGAAAAAGTGCGCTCTTTATAGATGCAAACAGTGTTTTGCAACCATTACGGATGAGGACGATGTAAGAATCAATAAAGACATTGTGGATTGGATGTTAGAAGACGAAATGGGAGAAAGTAAGATTTGGTTTATCGCAAATTTCAAAACAAGCGATAAAGTTCTCATTCATCGTTGCGCCAATAACACTATTGGTGTATGCGAGTTTATAGGATGGAAGGAGATAGAGGAATGAACTTCTACTGCACCACCGAACATTGCTCTTGCATGGGCATCAAGCAGTTTTCTGCTGGCAAGGCTATTCGCTGCACAGCAGAATCCTGTAAGAACAAATCAGAGCCGTCCTGTGGCTCTTGCAAATGGTACGTAGAACCGGAAGGCTCGTGCGTGAACGACCAGTCAGAACACGTTGCAGACTTCGTGTGGGATGAACGTGGATGCAAGGAATGGGAGAAGAAAGATGAGCGAAAGTAATGTAATCAGGCTGGGCAATGGCATTCTACTGGACAGCAAAGGGAAACTTTTATGCCAAACTGTGGACAAGTCCTGCTCAAACTGTAAATGGCACGACAGATTCTCGTGGGTCTGTTACAACGGTCTGTCTGAGTGCCGGGCTGATTTTACAGACCCGGAAGATGTGTGCAAAGAATGGGAGAAAAGAGAAAATGAGCTATGATATTTCACTTTGCGACCCCGTAACGCATGAAACGATTGAAGTGGATGATATGCACTTTGTTGCTGGCGGTACTCGTTCCATTGGAGGGACAAAGGAACTGTGGCTTAATATCACCTATAATTATGGAAAGCACTTTCGTCGTGATGATGTGTTGGGTGGCAAGGGCATCCGCTCCATCTATGGCAAAACAGGCGCAGAGAGCATTCCGATGCTTGAAAAGGCCATCTCCGCACTAGGTGACGATGTAGACGATAGCGACTACTGGCACGCCACAGAAGGCAATGCAAAACGTGCGCTGTACGGACTGCTGGCATTTGCAAAAATGCGCCCGGATGGTGTATGGGAGGGAGATTGAGTGAATAGCACGATATGGCATCCAGCAAGCGAACCGCCGAAAGAACGAACGACACCTTTGTTGCTTGCAACTAAGAAAACGTGGCACGATAAAGATGGAAAAATGTTGCAAGGAATCTCGCCAACAACGTACTTTCTTGGCTGTTACGCAGACGGTCAGTTTTGGGACGAGATAGGCGAGAGACTGCCGAAAGATGTGACGGTGACGCATTGGATGGCGTTTCCGATGGTGTAGGAGGGCTTATGGAAAACAATATCGTTATTACGCAAGATATGATTGCAGCGTTTACGGCAGCAATGCGGGAAGCGTGCCAAAAGTACAGAGATGACGAGGAAATTGTTCATAGCATGATGGACGGCATCATGTGCGAAACCTTAGATAGGCTTGGCTTTACAGAAGGTGTGGAAATCTTTAACGAAGCACCGAAATGGTATGCGTAAGGAGCAGTAAGCATGACGAACAAGAAGTTTGGCATCATCGTTATGGACTTGAGCCTTTTCTACTTTGGGCCGAAGCCGCCTTGCGGGTATATCAAGGCAAAACATATCCGCCCAGCGTACGGCAAAGGCACAAGGCCTGTCAAGGCGCATAAGAGAATCACGAGAACGAGAGAGGGATTTAGTAAATGACAGAACTCAAGAGATGCCCGTTCTGCGGAAAGAATGTTGTTTACATCGGCGTGTGTGATAATGAAGGAAACTTTCATGGCCGTTTAGGGTGCGACTACGAACAAGACCCGTGGAGTGGGCTTTCTTATGACTTGCATCACGAAGGGTGAGGCAGATGCGTCCTTTGTACGGATGGTGACAGCCAAAGCATGGGCGGTGTACTGTTTGACACAGCGGAGGACGCTGTCGAAGCATGGAACAAACGCTACAAAGAGGACTGAATATGGAGCAGGAACACAAGCCGAGAACATCAATGATTCTTCTGCTGGAGCACGTCCATGCAATGGACGAGCTGACAGACGAGGAATTTGGAGCATTCATCCGCAACTATGCACAATACGTTGAGACCAGACTTGAGCCAGCATACGACAACGACCGTGCTATGCGGATGCTCTGGAAAGTCGTAAAAGCGTTCGATGATATGAACGTGCAGAAGATGGAAGAACGTGATAAGCGTAGACGAGAAGCAAACAAGAAAAATATAAACAAGCGTTGGAACGATAAAAAATACGAAAGAATACCAATGGTATCGCAGGATACGAATGGTATAAATGGTATACCAAATATACCAACTGATACGAATGGTAGCTTATCTGTATCTGATTCTGTATCTGAATCTGATAAAAAAGAAAAATGTGAAAAGAAAAATACCAACGAAGTCAAACGCTTCAAGGCACCGACTATCGAGCAAGCCAAAGAATACTTTGCAGACAAGGGCTACATGGAATCAGAAGCAGAGCGGTTTGTTGACCACTTCACGGCAAATGGCTGGAAGGTTGGAAAATCGCCTATGAAGGACTGGAAAGCTGCTGCACGGAACTGGATGCGTAACGTGAAGGACTGGAACGGTGGCTATCAGCAGACAATGGCTGAATTGCCTGACGAGGGAGACTTTCTGCGGTGAATATTGAAAATCAGACCCAATACATCCTGCTGGGAGCAGTTCTCACGTTCTCGGAATACGCTGATGTTTTGCAGGACTTGGAGATTGAAGATTTTTGCGCTGAACTGCAAAGCACATTCGCTGCCATTCGTGGATATTGGGAGCGCAACGACAAATGGAACCCGGTAGAGGTCATGGGGCAGTACGATGGCGATTGCAGGAAGGCTATGGGAGAATGCCTGGATGCCTTTGGCGCAGAGTTCATCCGCAGCGTAACCCATGACATGATGCAGGGATGGGCTAGAATCGTCAAAGAACAGGCAGCATTGACCAGAGCCAGAGGGCTTGCGTTCAAAATCGTTGATGGCTCGACCAGATACGCAGACTTGACGGGCATTTATGAGCAGTTAGGCGAAGCTATTAACCTGCACAACGAGAGAAGTGATTTTATTCCGATGTGCGATGGTATAGACAATTACATCCGCAGACTGGATGATAAGCCGGAGTATATCAGCACAGGGCTTAAAGTACTTGACAACAACTTGCATCTTGTTCCGGGCAACTTCGTTGTGATCGGTGGCAGACCGTCTGCTGGTAAGACTGCTCTATCCCTGCAACTTGCCTGTGAAATAGCCAAGAACGGACGCAAGGTAGCGTATTTCAGCCTAGAGACAGACCCGGATACGCTCTATGCCCGTATTATCGCAAACCAGCTAGGCGTGCCGCTGCATACGGTCAAAAACAAGACTGTCAGCATTAACGAGCTTGACCGACTGGCAGCCATCAAGAAATATCCGCTGTATGTCCGCTCTGCTGCCGGAAAGGGCGTTGGATGGATTAGAACGCAGTCCATCAGGATGCAGGCAAAAGTGGTGTTCATCGACTATTTGCAGCTTATCCATCAAGCCGGAGCGAAAGACAGATACAGTGCCGTCACGGAAATCAGCATGGCGCTGCACGAGTTTGCACAGTCCACAGGAACACTGGTGGTGGCACTTGCACAGCTCAATCGAGAGACCGCAAGAACAGGTATCCCGCCAACTGCCGCAGACCTGCGAGAGAGCGGGCAGATCGAGCAGGACGCAGATGCAATCATCCTACTGGCACAGAAAGTGAAAACGCAAAAGAGACCAGAAGAGCACTATCACTTTGCGCTTGAGAAGAATAAAGAGGGCAACGTGGGGTCGCTGGACATCACGTTCCAGATGGAAACGCAGCAATTCAAAGAATGCGTGTGGATGTAACGAGAGGAGAATAAATATGAAATACCGCAAGAAGCCAGTTGTTATTGAAGCATTCAAACTAAATGCACGAGGACTTGTTGGAGAAGATTGGTTTTGGGATGCAGTAAGTAGCAATGATATTATCACGCATGACTTCGGAAAGTTTCACGATGACCCTGCGTGGTGCGAGATTAAAACGCTTGAAGGAACTATGATTGCAAGGGCTGGCGATTATATCATTCGTGGCGTAAATGGCGAAATCTACCCGTGTAAACCTGACATTTTCGAGAAAACATACGAAGCGATTGAGTAATAGCAGCCTAGCATCGCTTTTGCGCTCGTATCGTCACAGTAGAATAGGCAAGAAAAACAGATAACAGGGTCTAGGCGATAAAGTACCGTCTGAACCCCATAAATATTTTTCACTACACAAAATACAGGAGGAAAAGTCTATGGTTCCAAACATGGCTGCTGTCCATGCTATCATCATCGCCAATGCACACAGACGGCACGAAGAAGAATACAAGCGAGAGTGCCAAAGACGCGAACAAAAAGAGAAAGAACGAGCAGAACGAATGATCTGCCGAAAGACCATTTCATGCCGAGCTTGCATGGACTATTTGCCGGAAACTTGCCCAAAAAAGAAAATCAACCAAAAATAACGCAAAGGAGAAAACAACTATGGCACTTACCAACATCGAACGTGAAACCATCATCACCTTCAACGCAGCGGAGGATACCTCAGAAATCTACACGGCAGACCCGGTTTACATTCGCAAGCTGGACAAGCTCTGTGAGCAGTTCCCCGACACGTACAAGTTCATGGAGGAGCTGTCTGCCAAGCGGTGCAAGGAATCCAAGACCTATTCGATGCCGAAACGTCTTGTGAAGTTCCGGCCGCCTGTCACTCGTGAGATTAGCGAAGAACAGCGTGAAGCACTGGCAGAGCGTTTGCGTAAGGCAAGAGAAGCCAAGAAAATCTAATCTTAGCTCGCGCGGCTACAAAACTACTGTATCAGAAAGCATGGAATGGTGTCGGGTGGTAAAACTACCCTCTGCGACTATTCCGTGCTTTTTTCTCTTGTTATTTATCAGGGCGAAACGGCAAGGTCTGAATTTGAGGAAGAATCGTCTAATCGCAGGGCTGATTGAGACGAAATGGATACGATTATTGCATACCAAGCGATACGAATCGTACCAGTTGATACGAATGGTATGCGTTGGTATCATGGTATACCAATCTTCCCCCCTTTCTTCCCCCTCTTTCCCCTACAACCCCTATTACCCCCTA